ACCAGCACCTCGGACTAGGTGGGTGCGTACCACAGGTACCCGGCCCGCCCATAGATGCTCGATGAGCTCTAAATAGCCTTGCGCCCAACCCTGCTTAGAGTCCTGGACGATAATCTCATCTGCTGTGATGGTGAACTCGGTAGGGAGTTCAGGAAGCTTCTTGATAATTTGCCGCTCAACACTGAAGCCAACACCTGTCCCACACATGAGAACGTATAGGACTTCAGCAAATGCCTTGGGCTTGTCAATCGGTAGATAAGCACAGTTAAAGATGGAGATATTCTCTCGGCGGGCTGCTTCACCCGCCGTCATCATGGCTCGCATCGATGGCATGATTGCTAGATTAGAGACCGCATCCATAAGCTCGGAGCGAAGAGTACTGGGAACTTTGTATCGTTGATGTTCTTCCAACTCTGATTCAAAGTAGTCAAAGTATCGGGTGACAGTTTCGTCCCAGTTTTCCCTTCTTCCCTCGTTATCTAAGAATCTTGCGTAGCGGCTTTTGTGAATGAAATTCTGGTAGTCTGTTGGAAGCTGCTTGAGCAAGGCCATCAGTGGTCTCTCTTCTCTGGCATGGGGGCTGATCCAGGGCCAGCTACTTCACACAGCCCCATTCTCTAACCCTGTACCTTAGCCCATATTACCCTCGTAAGACAAGGGCTTAGGCACCTATGAGCGGGCGGGTAGACCGACGTACACCACGATCGGTGTACTGATTTATGAGCTGGGAGAAAGCATCTGGGATATCATCATGTGCCGCACCTGGAAAGGTGAGCATCTCTTCAAGAAAGCGTGGAACCCAGTCAGCATTTCGTGGTAACAGAACTCGCTTGGCTTCCAAAGCAGGAACCGCTAACTCAAAGCGAGTTTGTTTGTCACCTATTCTTTGAGGGGCAATAGCTATGATGTTTTGCCCTGAAGCAATCTTTAGCACCTGTATGAGCGAGGTCCCAGTACCCTTGCTCTCAATGAGTACCGCATGGGCTTCATGTATCGCGTTGAAATGAGGGACGTCTCGCATGAGAGTATGGAACTCTGCCTGCTTGCGGTACATTCCCTTGAGGTAGAACTTGCGATCCTTCATACCCAATGCCGCAGCTAGACCGACAGTATAGTCAGCTCGTTCACTCACGGTGCCAGCAGTATCCCATGATACGATGTTCATGTACTGCTGGTCGTCAGGAAGACGAGTGTAGTATTCAAACCATTCGCTCTTTACTTCACCAGTCTCGGCAGGCTTGGGTCGCTGCTGATATAGGGCTTCCCACTCATCAAGGATACCCTCACTAGTCATGCCGCCTTTGATGTCTGCCAATTTGGAGAGAGGATACATCTCAGGCCAAAGGGCTTCACCGTATTTCCTGCCTAATTCTATCTCCACTTGTGCGTTAGGATCTTCACACAGAGCAGGTAAACTGATGAGCTCATAATGCTCCACTTCGCCCTTGGCAGACTTCTTAAGGATCTCTCCTGTCAAGTCATCTTCATGCCAGCGGGTCGCAATAATAACAATCACACCGCCTGGGAGAAGGCGCGGCACCACGTCAACGAAGAACCATTCAGATATCTTCTTTCGCTCAGTAGCTGAATAGGCAACCAGCTTAGACTTGTAGGGATCGTCAATGAGGATAAGGTTAGCGCGACGTCCAACGACTGAGCCACCGACGCCTGTTGTGAAATAGGTGCCGCCCTCAGTAGTCTCCCATCGTGCAGCCGCCCGCTGGTCAGGAGCGATCTTGACACCCTCAAAGAGCTGAGTATAGAGAGGATTATTGACTAGGTTACGAACCTTGCGCCCCATATCCTCAGCGAATGGCTGAGTGTGTGAAGCCGCGATGATCTTATCTTTGGGGTGGTTACCGAGCCAGAAGGCAGGAAAGTTATGAGACGTATAGACAGACTTAGCGTGAGCAGGAGGGGCGGCAATGATGAGGCGTTTCTTGTGACCTCTGACAGCAGCGTCTAGAGCACGACATATAATCTCATGGTGAGGTGCCGGTATATGATCACCCTCTGTCACATAAGGAACAAAGTTCCCCATGTGAATCTTGGCTTCTTCTCTACGAAGGAGCTCTTGGAGGAGTGCCGCTTCATTCATACAAGATGGAGATTCACATCATCGGAGTCCTCATCTTCCTCCGGGGCTGGAAGTTCTTTCTGGGGAATGGTAGCACCGATAGCCTTAGCCAGACGACGACGTAGTTCCTCAGTTGTCAGGGTTGTTGGGTCAATAGCATCAGGATTATCACTGTCATCACCCAAAGGCTTAGGATCATAAAGACCAGCAGCCTTCCCAATTTGTATCTCAGATGCAAGAGCAACCTTCCAATTCTCATCATCCAATGCGGAATTACGAATCTCCTTTAGCTTCATCATATGATCATGAAGTGTGTAGTCACTCCTAAGCGATCGCTGAAACTCAACGATGAAACGTCGCACCAGAGGATGCATGAGTAGGTTGAGATCGAACGAGTCGATCTGTAACAGTTGAGCAATCCTGGGAGGATCTTTCTCGCCACGAATATAAGCAGAAGCTATATCTCGGGCTTGTTCCTCAGACAGGGTTGCTGACGAGAACGCGATAGAGTTCATATGTAGCCCTCGCATCAGCCATAGCATCGTGTGCGCCGGAAAATCCGCGCTGGTCAATTAGAATCGTATAGGCCTCCTGAAGAGAAGGCCACTTAAAAGTTCCAGGTCGCTTAGGATTAGGAAGCTTGCAATGCTGGACTGCTTCCTTCATCGTGCAGAAGCGTGGCTTCTTCAATGATTCACCCTTCCCACCCTCACGAAGAGTGGCAGTCATCATGATGCCAATATCAAAGTCAATGTTATGACCGACAAGAACATCTGCCTTGCGAGCGAAGCTATCCAAGAGCTGACAGGCACGAAGCCTGGAGATACCAACGCGAGCTGTCATTGCTCGATCAATCCGGTGAACCGCGTAGGCTGCTTCCGGAATTTCCGAGTCACTATGAACGAAGACATTTATGGCTGAGTAAACCTTGTCTTCATCACAGAGCATGGCGCAAAGTTGAACTACATCAGGCTGATGATCGGCACTTGCTGGTGCTCTATAATCATAGATCCCTGTAGTTTCAGTGTCAAATAGACAGGCTAGCATCGAATACTCACTTCCTAGTCTTTTAAGTCTAGAATGAGGTACCGTAGCTCCAATCTATTCAGTTGACAAGTGAAAAAATTACAAAGAAAAGGGGCCGTACCGAAGTACGACCCCTTCCCCTTTCATCCAGAACGAATTGCGTGGGGCGCACCCGTTCCGACTGGTCCCCTTTCGGGTTAAGTCTTACTGGACGAAGAGCCAGACGCCAACGAGCTGATTGCTCGCCGAGCTGGAGCCGGCGCCGAACGCGAAGTTGCTGTTCTGCGAACCAGCGAGACCCAGCGAAGCCGAGTTGCCCGTCTGGAGCGTTTCGCTCTGATGCACCGAAGTGCTGGACTGGTCATTGCCGTCCATGATCGAAACGGCCGAACCGCCCGAAGCCGCGAGGCTCTGCGAGGTCTGGGTCGTTGCACCAGCGATGAGGCTGGCAGACGAACCCTGCGAACCAGCAACAGCCGTCGAGCTGGACGAGCTGGAACCGGCGCCGATCGCGAGACCGAAGTCAACAGCCGCCGCCGGAGTGGCGAGGACCGTGGCAGCGAGCATACCGGCAAGTGCGAAGATCTTCTTCATATTCATACTCCCATTCATTTCCCCGGAAGTTGCTAGCAATAGGGTTTCCGGGGTCCCCCTATCTTTGAAACTTTGGAGCGCGGTATTTCTGCCGGGGGGCGAGCGATACCGCGCTCCGTGATGCGAGTTGTGGACGGGCTGACCAGAGGAGCCGTGACTCGCATCAGAAGGTTACTTACCTCGGAGGTTTAGAGGCAGCAACCTGTTCTGCTTGAACCGCGTTCTGGGCGGTGGCGTTATTCTGCGCCAATGCCCGATGCGCGGCTTCCGGCGTGATCTTGCCGTTACGCGCAATACGCGGATTCGGGGTTTCGCCTGGAGCGGGCTGCGCTACTCGGTTCTGAACCGAGCCCAATAGCAGAAGCTGATTGCAAGCGTCGGCCGTTGATTTCTCAACGTCGGGTCCGCTGGAATCGCTCGTGCAAATCGACCAGATCATCATGCTCATGAGTTTGCCGGACAGTTCCAACTGGCCCATGTTCGCCGCGTTGACTGCCGCCATGCCGAATTTCTCGGCGCGACGCAGTGACTGGCAGCTCTTGTCGAACTTCGTGCCAGCGCCGCCGACGGAGATGCCCAACGGAGCCGCGCTTACGCCGCCGCTGACTGAACCGCCGCAGTAGTCGCTGGAGAAGCTGCTGGAGCTCGTGAGAGGCACCGCATTATTCGTGCGAATTTCTGTGGTTTTTCGGTTCTTGGTGTTCCAGGTCTGGTTGACCGTCACACCCTGCTGATTGGCTTGGCTACTGTCAAGCGCCTGATCCTGCGACTGGCCCTGATTCTGCGACTGGCCCTGATCCTGGCCCTGATCCTGGCCCATTGACTGACCCTGTTGCTGGTCAGAATTTGAGCCTGAAATGCTTTCGCTGTTGGAGCCGGAGATCGCACCTGACGAGCTGTTGCTCGTATTGGTGTTTTCGCTGACGCCGATATTGCCAACCTGTGCGTTGACGTTATCGTTATTGGACTGCGCGCCCGAGACTGAACCCGAATTCGCTTCCGCTCCCGAACCGGACGTACTCGTGAGAGTATCCTGTGCGTAAACGGGCGTCGCACCGCAAAGCAGAAGTGCGACGAGCATAGTTCTTTTCATGCTGAAACCCCCTCCATACACGACAGCAGGATGCTGCCGATCAATAGGTTAGCAGTCCTGAGAGGGGTCTACCCTTGCCCTGACCCTGCCTACCTTTGTTTGTAGGCTGCAACAGTTCAAAGCGCAAGCACTAATTTTATCAGATATTAATCGCGGATAGGGATGATTTCAGGGGCGTAACGACGATTTGAACGCCAGCCAGAGGAGTGGTCACCTCCTGCGCCGGGGTATCGCTGACCCGACAAACCGTCTTACGCCACTCTCTGCGACCGCACAAAGAGGAAAGGGGCCGTACCGAAGTACGACCCCTTTGTGGTCCTGGGGAGGATCACTTACTTGAGGAATCCGCAGACCTGCGGCCCAAGGAATTGCTTGCAGAAGAACCAAGCTTCACTCGGTTTCGCTGCTGAAGCACTGGAGGCGAGAAAAGCGGTCGCTAGAACGAACCCTGCAATTTTCTTCATGGCAATTCCCCCAGAATAAGGCGGAGGGGTCGGGTGACTTATCAAGAATCAAGGGTAAACCCGAGGTCCTTGGAACTATTGAGTGATCGATTGAGTCCGGTCGTCCGAAGACAGTTAGAAACAGTCGCTCACCGCGTCACGCACATTGTTCGTCGAAAGCTACTTCGTTCACCAAGAGTACCGAAGTACCCAGGATCGGAAGAGGAAAACCGCTAGCCCGAGGGCTGGGGGTTGACCCGTTGCCTTGACCCTTCCTACCTATAGGTGTAGCTGGCGTTTGCTCATAGCGCAAGCGTTATTTTGTTCAAAAGCAAAATAATTACTCATGGCGGCCAAGCTCAGAATCGAACTGAGATCATCGGTTTTAGAGACCGGAGCATTACCATTATGCTGACAAGGCCAGCCACGAGTTAGGCCTCCAAACGAACTGGATCGGCCGGTACGATACGAAGACCAATAGCCCGACGTCGCCGTTCAGCAGCAGCGAGTTTGGCATTCCACCGAGCATTAAGCATAGCCTGAGCAGTCTCCTGGAGTCGCTCAAGATGCTTCTTGGAAAGAGCACCTAGATGCTCACAAGCGGTTTGATTATTCCCAGGATTGAGCTTGAACCAGAGCTCTTCCTGCCTCGCGTTCAGGCGCGGGAAGGTTGTGGTCTTACGATATTTCTTATGGTGGCGGATGATCATGCTCAGGTGGCGATAGATCTCTTTCCATCCCTTGACCCAAGCGAGATATTTCTGGCGACCATCCATTCCTTTGAGCTGGTCATGCTCAGTATGACCAACAACTTCAACGTGTTTCGCACTCGGGCAGCCGAGATCAAGGCTGGCGATATAGTTGCGAGTAAGTTTGTGGAATTGTTCCAGCTGAGTGTCCGAGTACTGCACGGACTCAAAGTTAAAACTGGTTAGATAAGGACGATTAATAGCGGTCATTGGTTTGCTCCCAGACTAGAATTGGCTTTTGTCTGGGAGCTCTGGCGGAGCGCGAATCTGCTAGGTCATTGGCCTTCTCCTTAAGGGTCTTATCCTTAAGCGTCAACTGTACCGCAGGACTGTTCATAATGCAAGCCCCATTATAAGTCATGTTCCCAGCCTAACTCTTGGTAGAATAGTATTCGTGTTCCAGGATCATGTAGGTTGTAGATCTTAATTTTCTTGTCTTCAGCGATGCGGAGAGCTTGACCTGTACCACCAATCGCTTTACCATTGCTAGTCCAGCAGACTACGAATTTAGAAGGGGTTGCACAATCACGCCCTAGAATCTGCATTGTGTTACGAGTGTGCAGCTTTTTCGCACCTTCGGAACAAGCCAACCAATTCGGATGATATTTCTCAGCGATGCTTCTGGCTACGCCAAGTTCCGTCGGGGTGAGATGAAGAAGATCGGGCTTGCCGTTGAAGCGATTCCACGGGAGAAAGATCTCCATGGTCGCCATCACTGGAGTCCCCTGTTCGAATGCTTCGTCAGCTCCCGGTGCGCCACCTGATCGGAGAACATAGCCCCGGTCGTACAGCATACGAGCAATCCCCCGCATCAAGTGACAGATATTGTCGGGAGTCTCCTTTGAACCGATGCCAGCGTAAGCGACATAGTCCTTGACCTTGGGAAATGGCTGAATAGGATATGGGGGACGAGGACTCATCTGACAAGATCACAGTGCTGTTGGGCGCGGGTCAATCCTGTATAGAGCCATCGGTCGTGTCCGTCTCCCGGCCAGTCGTCGCACACGATTGTTCGGGGCCATTCGGATCCCTGGGATTGATGACAGGTAATGGCGTATCCCCACCAGAATTTTCCGAATTGATCGTCGAGGAAATCGGTGAAACTTCTACCCCCGAGGCCTTTGATCCATACATCAACCGGCTCAATAACCCGACCGTACGGATCAATGATGGAGAGTCGTGCAACAGTACCATTACGAATCACCTCACTACTACGAACAGTATAGATCTCACCATTCATTATTCCTCGCTTCTTGTCGTTATAGACAGAAACGACTTTTTCACCCGGCTGAGGGTGGGCGGTGGTATGTCCCATTTTCGCTCGGACAAAGCGGCAAAGGCGCTCGCGAGTTTTGTGAGTTCCACAGATAATTTGATCTGTGCTTGTCCAAGCTGCGTCAGGGAGTGAATTGCGGTGGTGAATGCTGACGCTTTCATTTGCGGAAATTTCTTCTCCATTGCGTAGCCTTTCACCTGCAAGAGGAATTCCGGCACCAATACCTTTCTGGCGTTCAATCTTGGTCAGCACCGATTGAGGCGACAGGTTATGCCAATAGGGCTTCGCCTTGACGGGTGGTAGCTGAAATGGGTCCCCAACTAGAATCGTCGGGATACCGAAGGAGATAATGTCCTTACCATGAGTCTCATTGACCATGGAAGACTCGTCTATCATAAAGAGGCTGTACTTGGCGATGACTTCCAGCGGCTCTTTCTTACGCACTGGAAGATCCTCAGACATAAGATCAATGATAGCTTGCTTGTGCAGTGCGATCTTTTCCTTGCGGATGGTGACGAAGATCTCCTGCCTAGCATTGGGATCGGTAGGCAATTCCAAACCTTCAAACTTGAGGATAGTCTCACCACGTTGAGCACAGAATTCCTTGAATTCGGCTTCGTCAAAAGCGAGACCATCTTCTGCTAGTAGAGCACGGTACTCCATTTGGAGATCCTGCCCTGACTGAGTGATAAGAGCCTCACTGAGCTCGTTAAAACTGACAGCCTCATCCCACATGCGAAGTCGTTCACGCTGGAAATTGATTTCTTCCGACAGTGTGAGGTAGATTAACTTGTGAACTGTTTGCGTGAACAGACCCGTCTTGTTTGCGAGAACCTTAGCAGCACGATTAGTAGGGGCTGCTAATGCTACGCGCGAGAGAGCCACGCGAAGTCGGTTAAGTAGAATGCGAATGAGGGTAGTCTTACCTGTTCCGGCATAGCCCTGAAGGATGTACGGCTTGGAGTGGTCGCCTGATAAGAACCAACGTACGATGTCATCCACCGCAGCTTTCTGTTGGTCATTCAGGTCTTCATAAGTGAGTTCAATCGTCAAGGTCCATCCCCATTCTTCTACGCGACCAGAAGTTTTCTTCCTGCCTACGTTGTGCTGTGACAACACGGCCGAACTCTTTTAGTTGCGGCTTCACTAGCGTAGTATGATCTCCCTTAACCCCTAGCTGAAGCGGCCACTTGAGAACACCCTTCAAATGCCACACCAAATCTTTTTCAGTAACGTGTTGAGGGACGCTACATTCAACTACTGCCCTGATAATTTTATGCCGGGTCTGCCTCGACATCGGGGGAAGCCTCCTTGTATGGTGAAACCCACAACGGGAAATTCTTAAGCATACTAGCAAAGCCAAACTCTTCTAGCAAACTCTTTACCCTCCACTCGTCAAAGTTGCCGAAGTGAATGTCCAACCCGTCAATAGATCTTATGTCACGAAGATCTATAAGCTGGCGATTGCGAAGATAGAGTGGGTCACCTGCAAAGAAATCGTCTAAGATTTTCTGCTTATTCGGACTGATTCGTACTCCCATGAGATAAGCCTTCAGTGTCCCTGGACCGATGCCGTCAATACCATCAATCCGATCTACCCCATCGCCCATCGCGCAGAGAGCTTTGACAAACTCTTCAGGATTGCCATATCCGGTGAGTTCAGCAAAGTTTTCAGCCTTGATCTCTTTCTTCTCAGCCTTCCGACCCTCAAGCCGAACCTTCTGGTACAGTGAGATTCCTGGACGCACAAGTTGAATCCAGTCTTTGTCATTGCTGACTAAGACGGCAGACTCCAGCGTGTTAGCGAGCATAGCCCCGATGTCATCAGCTTCATAGCCCGGAGCCTTGAGTTGGTCAATACCAGCGAAGTGGAGGAACGTACAGACATCAGCATGATACTTGCGTAGAGTATCATTCATCTTGTGAGGGCGATCAGCTTTGTAACCGGGATGAATCGCTAGGCGCTTGTCATAGCCCATGTCCCAGCAGACAAAGATACCTTTCGGCTTGAACTTCTTGACAGCAGACGTGAGCTGAACCACGAAGCTGTAGGTGTAACCATTGGTCAGCATCGCGGCTGGCCCTGCGACAGTATGGAAGACAGACATGCCATCTACGATCATTGCTGGGCGGCTCATTGTCCTGTACTCCCGAATCCACCAGTGCCACGATCACTATCTTCAAGCTCGGCAGATTCTGTCCAGCTAGCCCTATAGGTCGGCCGAAAGACTACCTGTGCGATCTTGGTTCCCTTGAGAATACGCTGCTCTGCATAAGGAGAGACATTGCGTAGAATAACCTTCCACTCACCACGATAGTCAGGATCAATCACCCCGGTAAGAACGACAAGACCATTAGTTGCAAAGCCTGATCGAGACTCAATACGCCCATGAATCTGTATGGGCATCTCAGTAGCGAAACCAAGAGGAATCAGTAAGGTCTGTTGGCGACCGATTACAAAATCCTCAACGCAGAAGAGATCATAACCAGCCGAGTGAGGTGAACCTTGCTTGGGGACGATCGCTGCTGGATGCAGAAGCTTAATCTTTAAGTTAGCACAAGGCATCATCTCTTCAGGGGAAGGCATCCTAAGTGTAGTATCTTCATAAGTGAAAGTACCCGTAACACTCAGATCTGGGTCGTTGATGAAATCGGTCGGCTTCTCAGGTTCTTCTGGCATCACAACTTCCCTTCCAAGAATTTCTGGTAATTTTCTGCGCCTAGCTTCTCCATGGAAGCCTGTCCCCAATTATGTCCGCTGCCCACATCAACTACAACAGGAATAGTGAGTTCCATCGCATGTTCCATGATGTGCTTCACTTCAGCTACAATCTTCGGGTCACCTGCACTGATATCAATCTCATCGTGAACTGTTCCGTGTGGTAGAATTCCAGCCCTATACATATCGCGCATAGCTAGCTTGGTCATATCAGCGGCGCTACCTTGGATAAGACGGTTCAATGATTTGTTCAGGAATTTCCAGCCCCGCCCATCTTCTTCCTTGTGGAATCTGAATCGCCTACCCATTGGTGTCCTAATATGACCCTTCTGCTTTACAGCATTCTGGGCCTTCTTCGCAAGCTGGCGGATGAACGGTGCAGCTTCATCAAAAATGTCCATAAGCTCTTGGGCTTCTGGCCCTGCTTTGAGATACTTAAACTCAAAGTCCTCACCGTTCACAATCTTCTTGAAGGATGCTTGGGTGTATGGAAGTCCTAAGGATAGGGCTAGCTTACCGCCTCCCATCCCGTAAGCAACGCCGAGGTTAATAGTCTTCGCTGACTTACGCTTCTTAGGATCTTTCCACTCTTCTAGTTTCTGCGCCACCATCTTGCGAGTTTCGTCATGTAAGTCGGTGTTAGGATCTTCCCTGAACCGTTCAGCCATCTGGGCAGCTTTCCAGCAGCCTGTGACCTCTGCGAAATGAACTGTCAGGCGAGGTTCCTGGGACGAATAGTCCATCACATGAAAGGCTTCACCCTCTTCAGGTAGAATCAACTGGCGAACCATGTAACCTAGTTCGGGATCCTTCTCCGGTGAAGGCATCTGCTGAAAGTTCGGCTGGCTGGAACTAAACCTGCCAGACAACGCACCACGAACACCAGCCTTGAGTTCCTTTCCTAGGACGCCGCCTGCGCCGCCTTCATCGTCACGCTTGAGAGGGTTGAAGTTCGGATAGATACGACCGTTCTCTTGGAGATTAAGGAGGGCGTTCTCAAGGAATGTACTGCGAATATTATTTGTTTTACGTCCACGAAGAATAGCATCAGCGACAGGATGCCCAAGACCACGAAGCCAATCAGCAGTGATGGACGGTTGTTCTGTTTTCTCCGTGAGTCCATACTTAATTCCTAGCTTGTCAAAGACCTTGGAAAGCTCGGCAGCATTGTCCCAGCTACCAACAGTGATACCTGTCTTATCCTTAATGAATAAGCGGGCCTTGCTCTCTTCTAGAACTAGACCCGCCTGTTCTTTTTCGCATTGGGCAACATCGACCCTTACTCCTCTGAGCCGCATGTCTATCAACATGGGAATAAGATCACACTCAAGTTGGTAGACTTCGCCTAGGTTCTCTTCCTCAATCATGGGATTGTATAGATCCCAGAGCTCTCTGGTAAGCGCCACGTCCTCCCGGGCATAGACTCCAACGATGTCTGGATGCACCCGCATGAGATGCATCTTAATGTTATCGCTCTTCGTATTCTTGATGCCTAGGTCTGCGGCAGCTTTCGCCAGTAACTTTTCGTCCTTGCCTCGGCCTAAGTAGTCTTTGCCTAAGCGATCCAGCATGTAGTTTGGACGATGCTCGTCAAGGAGTGGTGCTTGGAATGAGACGTCATGGATTGGTCCACGGATTGGGATACCCTCCACCTGGAGCCAGCCAACGTCATACTGTGCGTGGAAGAAGATCTTGGGCTGGAGCTCATCTTTAGTGAGCTGCTGCTTGAGCCATCCTTTCACCTTTGCAGGATCAAGGTTTCCTTCGGTATGACTGATTGGTAGATATTCGTGGAAGTTGTCGGCGTTTACCGCAATGCCTATGATCTTACCACCGTTCTGCCCGTCGCGACCGTAGGCCCATCCTGAACCGCGAGTCTTAAGAAGCGGATCGTGATTTTCAGTATCTAGAGTAATAGGTCCATGTAACTCGGGTAAGTCCGAGAACATATCCAGCATGGTAGTATTCTTTCGCTTGCTGCGACTACCCCGAGGTTTAACGGGGCTGTCCAGTAACGCCTGTATAACAAGCTGGTTCTCATTGGACAAGGGCTTTACCCTACAGTGAGACTTCCTGCTGCCAGAATGAGCAGCTTAATATGATGCTTAGCTTGCTCCAGTTCAGCTACAGTTCGCCAAGTGCAAAGGATAGTGATAGCCTCTATCTCATTGACGTTTGTGATCTGGTTTTCTTCAAAGAAGAGATTAAGACAGGACTGTGGGGTATGACCAGTTGCGCGATAGTCATATTGATAGTAGCACTCAATCAACTTGTCAGTGTAGTGCATCCCCTTCTGAAGATCCTCCACACCGTTCTTATCCCGCCAGCGAGAAACATACTTAGAACCACAGCCCTCAAGATAGCCGATACGGTTTTCGGCAATCAAGTCCCAGTGCTGATACTTCGCTTTCTTATAGTGAGTTCCACCGTGCTGGATGTCATTAGCTTTCACCACTTGAAATCTCCCCGCTCGAGCTTATCCATCTCGGTACGAATCTCTGCACGAAGATCCATCATACCCATGAGCAGCTCAGTGTCCATTTTCGTAAAGGCAACCTTATGATTATCAAACGTCTGCGTCATTTTATTGTATGAGCGTTCCATGTAGATCATGGCATAGGTGTTTCCGAGGCGTCGTTCACGCGCCATGCTGATACAGAATTCAGCGCGATCAAAGAATTCAATGACTGCCCATTCACTTTCAGTGGTCGTCTTATAGTCATCGCATAAATGCTCAGGCAGCGTGTCCATGATATGCTGCTTCTCAAGCCTATCCATCTCATCCCCAAGGACGGGATTGGCCCACTTAGTCGGCCCCGGCATATCACCAGTGGCTCGCTCTCCACAGTCGTGGATAATAGCCATCTTGATAATATGCTCTGGGACATTAGGCCAAGCACAGATGAGGAGCATGGTCAGACCCCATGTATGCTCAGCATCATTCTCCGCACGGATGTTCTCCATCGTGTGCTTGCGAACAACCTGTCCATTTCGCCATGCTTCAATGTAGCTCAATCTGGTCTCTCCGCTTCTACTATGGTAATCTTATTCCGGCTATAATTCTCAAGTCTTCGCTGAAACCATGCTTCGCAATTTAGTCCTAGAGCATCAGATCTGCAATGTTCTAGAGCCGCTAAAGCAAACTCAATCCTCAGCTCAAACTCAATATCAAGACCAGTAAGCATCTTATACTTATAGACTCGATACGCTTCACATATCGGTTTCGCAACCGTAGTCAGCCAACTTGGGTCAGCAAGGACATCATCTGTGATCTTGTTGTAGTTGACGAAATTCCTATACGGTTCTATTTCAAGAGGGATTCCGAACTCGCTCAGACTAAGATCTTCCTCTGGAGATTTCGGCCCCTTTTCAATCTCCAGCATATGTTCCCAGCAGTGCTTGGAAGCGGGATTCTCAAGATACAAGTGCATATTCTTGGAGATCTGATAGTAGGTCCCAAGTCCTAGCCCTGTATGAAGCGCGATAAATTCATGCAGGAAAGAGAAATGGTAGAGATTGCTACCCATCGCACCATAGATAAGATCATTGCTACGGTTGGTGACTGTCATGTCAAGGTAGTAGCCACTGGGATGAATCGTCGTAGGTCGTGTATCAAACAAGACCTGTTGATTACAAGCGAAATCTAGACCTTCATCCTTGAATAATTCCTTGGGATCCCACATCTGTAAGACAATGCGACGATCTTCAGGATTCTTCTTCAGTTTCTCTACAACCTTGAGAATCTGGTCGCCCCATCGCTTTCGCCAACGATATCCGTAAGGTGCTGCGAATGTCACTCCATCATCGGAGTACTGCTTCATCCCAGAATTATAGAGCTCTAGTGGTGCGACAGTATTCAAACCTGCCAGCATCCACAGAGTCTCAAACATATGAAAGAAAGGATTAGCGTCCCGAATAGGATTGTCCAGGATTCGGCGCCGAGGGTTTGAGTATTGAAGAGCTACTGGCTCAGGGAAGCGAATGACCGGGCCGTTCCTACTGGTAGTCGTGATGCCATTTTCTCTCAGCACTCGCATCACACGGCCGAGTCCCTCATTCGGGCAATCAATGTCGAATTCGTACATGAATCACCTCATATTGTAGGTGGGATTCCGCGTGCCTCTCTGGTAGGCTTGCTTCCACTGGACACGGACATCAGTTCTTTTACCAGCGAACCCACCACTTCCCGTCTTTGGCTCCTTCTCAACAACCTTAACCGAAAGAGGATGTAGTTCCGCGAGGCGATGCGACGCGGCGGCCTGAGTCTCTTTTGTACGGTAATGAGTAAAACCTCCGGGAGCGCCACTCCCCTTACACTGATCCCAAGCCGCGTCCGTAAGAACAATGTTCTTCTCCCCAACTTCAAAGAGACTGAGGACAACGTGGTAGTCTTCCATCATGTCAACGGCATCATAGCGAATACCATAGTGACGGAGTGCTTCAGGGTTCACGCAATGAACAGCGTTCATTCGCTGGATAGTCTGATGCTTGTCGGGGTAGCACCAGTTATTTCCTTGTCGTGGTGAGAGTCCAGCGTGGACATAACTCATGTTGGAGAAATTCGGCTGAACCATCTCATCTAGCCAGTCCATAATTCGTTCAACGTCGGCTCCCGCCGGACGGAGATTATGGGCTCGAGGGTCTTTCCTAACAAAGAATGCTAGATCATCGTCAAGCATAATCACGGGCTGACCCGGCGTAGCAAGCTCATCGACTATCCATTGGCGTACCCCGCTAAGGGGGCCAGCGGGGCGGGCTACCACGTTTCGAGAACGCTCGAGATGGCTCGAGACCTCATCCGCCGGTACCACTAAGCGGGTAGCCGCTTGCAGCCTAGGAGTGAGATTGTCCCATGTAAATTGAGCATTTACCCTGTCACGAGTAGGAATGAATATTTGCATGGAACAATCTCTCCCAGTTAAAGTTTATTCTTCCGGATCTTCGTTGGGCTCTTCAGCGACTTCGTTGTTCGGCTCCACCGGAGGCTCATCCTCGGGCGGCTGCTCTTCAGCGGGCTGCTCCTCGGGCTGCGGCTCTTCGGCTACGGGTTCAACCGGAGCGTCAACGACCTCATTTTCTTCTTGCATGACTTACCCTTTCTATGGTTTTACTGAGGAACCCCAGTCTTATAACCCTAGCAGGTAATTTCTCAAAACGCTAATTCAAAATAACTCAGACCGTGTACGGTTTTGCCTTTCGCCAATCGTAACCAGAGCGTGGACGTCCTTCACCATTCTTGACTCGGAGATATTTGTCTAGTTCACAAAGGCTGAACTGAACATCTGTAACGCCGTAATCAACGCCTGGAGTCGGCATGTATGGTCGGAGGTGACCTCCTGTGCTGAGCAGCCCGAGAAGGTCTATCATCTCAGCTACAGCCTTCGGTTGAGACAAAGGCGCTTGCAACGGGCGATCATGCAGACGGTTCAAGCCACGAATCGCCCCAGGACCTGCGGGACTCCATGTTAGCTTATCGGTTGCATTTTCCAGGAGAGGAGTCAACATCATATCCAGCGCAATCTCCTTGGACATGAACGGGCCGATCCCCGGCTGCTGCTGAAGAAACTCTGCGACATCTTGCCAGCGATTACGCTGACAGAGCTCTACCACGCGGGCGGCGCGAAACCTAAGTGGTGTGAGGAACTGACAAACTACGACATTTTGCTTGGGGTCGGTGCTTCCAGCATTCGTAATAATGTAGGCTCCAGTGAATACCTTCTCACCCCGGCTGAGTCTATCATTCGCTGTCTGCAAAAGAAACTCGGGATTCCAACTCTGCTGAAAACCGACAGCAGAACAGAATTCAATGCTGCCAAAGTATCTGGCGAGAGCGCAGTTAATAACGAGCATTTCCAGATCAGCATCGCGGTTAGGATCGTACCAATTCTTCTTCAGCCAGCGGGTAGTGCGATCATCGGAACGTCGTATGTTTGTGAACTTGTAGCGACCTAAGATTGGGTCAAGTGTCCAGGGACCTGGAGATCCTTCCTCGCGCATCTGGCGAATTTTCTCGCGTTCATTAAGGTAGAATACGAAAGTCTCAAAATTCTCTTGGTTCACAGCGAGTCTCCAACGAAAGAGAGGCGAGTGCCAAAGACACCCGCCTCCCAGTCCCACCCACGGAAGGTGTATTAGGCCTCGGGCGCTTCCTCGGACTCAGCAGCCGCAGCAGCAGCCGCTTCCGCTTCGTTGAGTTTCGCGAGACCAGCGTTGGTGAGATAGACGTAGACCGAAGACTCGCCTTCCTCGTTGCCCGGAACAGACTCGGTACGAACGAGCCCTTCCTTCTCCAGAGAAGCAAGCTGCTTCTCAATGGTCTTGGTCTTCTTGCCCGTCTCCGTGACGAAGTCCTGGACCGTGATCTGGCTGTTATCCAGATCGCCGGCATCCTGGACCTCACCGCGAGTGCGAATGAAGTTGAGCGCGTCGATCTCAGCCTGTTGGGCCTTGGTCAACTTCTTCGGCGCCTTGGGCTTCGGTTCCGGTGCCGCGATCGAGGCGTATTCGTGACCGCCATTCTCGTTGGCGAGATGGCCGTAGCGATTGACCGCATCGCGGACATATGCCTTGATGTACGATGCACCGTAGCCCTGCGACTTCTTGGGCTGGAAATTCTCGAGCAGGTGCTTTTCCAAGTCCTGGTACGAGACGCCCTCGCCTTTGTCAAGATCGCGCACAGCCTGACGGATTGCATCCACCACGGTTCCTTCACGAACCGCTGTCGGCCCCATGAACAGGGGCTTTTCGGTGTCAAGTTTCGTTGCCATTCTAAACTCCTTCTAGCGCCTGTATTAGAACGCTTTCTCTTCTCCGGCCTCAGCGTCGGCATCCGGCTCTTCAACCGCTGCCTTCACTTCACCCGCCTTGATCCGCTCGCGCAGTTGCTTGGCGGTACGAAAGATCTCTCGGCCGTTCTCGAGATCCATCACCTTCGGTCCCTCGTTGATAAGGAAACCGTACCACGAACCTTGGTCGTTAGACTCAGGTACCGTGGTAATTTCGTAGGAGTAGAAGTAAATGGCGGGGCGAATTAGCTGACCGTCCTTCCGCTCCATACGATTGCCAATAGTGGAAACCCATCCGCGACCCTTGCGGGCTTGGGAAGCTGCGAAGTTGAGAACCGCAACCTCGAATTCAAAGGTTTCCTTATTGACCAGCATGATGAAGAACTGAAGGGCGTCCGTGAGTTGGTTGCCCTCATCATCAAACCGCTTGCCCTTGTCCTTGCCCTCAGCGACTGGTTGAGTCGCATTGAACTTGGAGGGGTCGTCGCCCATGTCGTAGGCTGGACCGGCATTATTCGGCAGCCACGCCATGTAACGATGATTGAAGCTCACAGGAACAGCGAGGAAACCAGCCTCACCATTGATGAGCTTCCTGGTCGCCGAGTTGACGAACATGCCCTGCTCGGCACCCTTGAGGAATTTCGCATGATTTTTCTGGAGCTCCTTTGAGAGCGCCTGGATAATGCGAACATATGGGATGAGATAATCGGTTTGCGAAAAATCCTGCAAGCCCTCACCCGCATCAGCGAAAAAGTCTTCCTCTTCCGTTTCTGCGAGATCTGTGGATTCCTGAGGTTTTGTCGCTAGATCTGTGCCGCCAGCCTCGGGCTTGGGATCTACCGGTTTCTCAGCTTCCGTTTTCTTTTCCGCCATTAGACTCTCCTCTATCAACTGGTTTACCACCAGACATATCACTATAAGCTAGTTTGCTCACAACGCAAGTGATATTTTGCTCGGACTACTTTATTACCGCCCGATCTCCGAAGTAGACACCCCATTGAGCAAGAGGGAGTATCTTGCCGTTTTGAATCTGCTCGCGCGCAAACGCCATAAAGGTCTGAGGGTGAATGTCTAACTTGATAGTGGGGCTGAATCCCATTTCGCGAAGCGCCGCCGCAGCCTGTTCGGCTTGAGAAGTATCACCCTTCTGGAATTGAAGAGCAAGGTTCCGCTTGATGATATCGGCGTGACCATTGTCGTCCAGCCATTCGTAGGCAGATTCCTTGGACTCCGCCGGGATAGAACCGACAACAAACTTAACGCTGACCTTCAGCCCTTCCAGCGTTGTGATTTCTTTGACACCAGCCTGATGCAACAGCTCCGGGAGCTGCTTGGTCTCAATATCAATCTTGCGGCGACCGAGCTCCTTCATCTGGGTTTGGAGATCTTCAATGGTGTTGTCAATGTTCCTAACCTCGCGGGCTAGGTTAGTGATCGCACCTTTGAATTTGTCGGCACCCTGAGAAGTGTCTTCCTGTTCAAAGAAGTCTACGTCGTCGTCAGCCATAATCTGCTTCCTTTTCTAAACAAACTTCAACAGGAGAATAGAACCCGGTAACAGGTTGCCCATGCCTTATATTACGATTTTTCTCAAAACGCAAAAACCGAAACTTGTTTATGCCTAGATCAATGAGCACCATTCCAGTGATGATCGCTGATAGAGGATCCCCTCCAGCCCAGACTATGAAGTCTTCGTTAGGCCGGAAGTCTTTGAGCGCACGACGCAGTTTCTCAAAAGACAGCTCGGGATTCGCGCAAGTGCGATCACCTGCTGAGAGGACAAAGCAGATCTCGCCATACACGCCCGCCGCGCTGACGTCGGCCTGGAAGCGGGTGGCTTGCAGGACAAAGACTTTATTCGTCATCAGCAAAAAGATCCCTTATGTCTATTAGGTTCTCAGCGATAGCCTTCTTATCTTTGAGTACCTTATCTATTCGGTCATCCACAGTCTTAGGTGCGATAAGATAATGGTAGTTCACAACCTTATGCTGCCCGATGCGATGGACTCGGTCATTAGCCTGGAGTTCATTCTCTAGGGAGAAGTCTCTCGCATACCAGATGACCTCGGAAGCGACAGTAAGATTGAGACCGAAGAAAGCAGCCTTTGAACCGATGAAGACCTTAACGTCTGGGTCGTCCCGGAAGCGCCTGATGCTTTCAGCCTTATCCTTAGTTCGGCCGACATAATCCACCCATCCAATCTTCGCTGCGGTGAGCGCCCTTGTGAGAAGATTCCAATCACCTTCGAATTTGATGTAGACGATGACCTTACTCTGGGATTCACGGATAATATCTAAGGTACGTTCCACACGGTTGTTATCAAATTCTTGGTAGATTTCGGGCTCAACAATTTTCCCAGTATCTGGATCCTTCTTTGGGCGCTTCCAAATGAATCCGCCGATTAGCTGTTGGAAACGTATCAAGCGAGTGATTGCCATACGAGCTGTGAGGATTCCAGCTTCCAAGTCAAGGAAGAAGTCCTTCTTCATCTTGGCATACATATCTTTCTGCTCTTGGGTGAGCAAGACTTCCTGCCTAATATAATTTCGCTCAGGCAAATCCAAGCAATCCTCTTTCAGCACGCGGTAGGTGTAGGAATCAATCTTACGCTTGAGTTCGTCTTCGTTGATGTAGCCGGTGATCTTGTTAAATTTCTTCCTATTCTTCCCAGAACCTACTTCAATCAAGGTAAGCTGGCAGAAATGATTCCGGAAAGCATAGAAGCTATTGTAGCCGAGGATATGCTTATCCAAGAAGTAGAACTGAGAATAGATATCTTCCACTCCCTGTGAGATCGGGGTGCCCGTCAGAATGCGCCGATATTTCGCTAACTTACCCAGCTCGCACAGAGTCTTAGTGCGCTTAGAATTAGGATCTTTAATTCGGCTACTCTCATCTACCACGAGCATCGCGTTGCAACTGAGCAGAAGTTCCTGTAAGAGTTTCTTACCGCTCGTATGACTCATCATGTCAATATGAATAGCGATGATCCTAAGACCATCCTTGAATTCCTTAGCCTTACGAAACTGCCTAGCCTCATCTAGAGTTGGTGACGCTACTGTGTACCCGCCCGCGTAAGGGATAGACTCAAGAAAGTGCTCGGGCACCTGCTCATTAATCCACTGAGCGTGTACTCCGTTCGGCGCTACAATAATGAGAGTGTCTATCCGTCCTGCCTCACCGCCGTTGAGATAGATATCCGCAGCATCATCAAGTAGAGTTTTGGTCTTTCCAGTTCCCTGCTCCATGAAGTAACCGAAGGCGACTTTACCTCTGGCGAGTGAAAATGCTTTAAGCTGATGCTGGTATGGAACAGTCCTGAAAGGGAATTCAACACTTTCTGGCTCAAGCCAACGAGCATCCCTAGTGTTCTTCTCGGCGAGACGCATCGCCCGGAATTGCTCCACTAGGTTGGCCGCTGGCCCGCGCCAAGTGATGCCCTCCAAACGTATGTCTAGATACTCTAGGTTGCTCCTCGAGAGCTCTATGAAGGGTTTGCCCTGTACATACCGCTTGCGGCCCGGGAGCTCTGCAAGAACGTTAAAGACGTGCGGAGGTATGCGGTCATTAATCCACGCCTTCTTATCGTCGGAGTCTATCGTGATTTGTATATTCACGGTTAAGTCTTTCTAAGCGGCAGCTATGTTCTCAAGAGTCCATGTCTGGCTGTGAGTATTATAAGAGTCAAAAGAAATTGTTCTCCCTTCAGTGATCGTACAATAAAATGTCATTTTCTGTAGGTATTTCGTATCCTCAACATCAAGACAAGCAAGAAATTCTTTCCCGGCACCCCGCCAATAATTGAATTCCCAAGCAAAGTCCATCATCTCAGCTTTACTTAAGAAATCCATCTGCACCGAGGCACCGGGGATAGGCGGAATATAATCTAGCACTAACGTCCCACGATCGGTGCGCTCATGGCGCGAAAGATCTAAGAAGTTAACTTGCGATCCATACTGCCAGCCGTAGGTCGGCTTCCATTTAAGACCGACAAACAACCGCCCAAAGAATGGAAGGACACCACCTGTGTTCGTTGGAGTAATACGAATATAGCGATAGGTCAATACTGTAGGGGAAACGAACAGCGTCAGATTACGCCTGAGCATATGCTTCTGGTTTTGGACTGTCTGTCCAGCGACTGTATGAGCTAAAGCCAGAGTTCCAGCCGCCTGGAGAGTTACCCAAACAGAATTATTCGTGCTGCCTTCCACGAGTATTGTGGCGTCATGCGCTAGATTCGTATGGATCAATGAGATCACATCCCAGCTCTTCGCAGCACCTAAGTCCCACGTGATTACCGGGGCAACCTGAGTAGCTAGCATCACCTGCGTAGGATCGTAAGTGAGAAGATTACTCGCAGGGTATGATGCGTTTGCGTGTGCGCTCGCAGGTACAGTGGTCACCTTGTCATAGTCAGGGTGCTGTTCTATTGGGGCGACGAAGAAAATGCTCACGTCTTATCCTCCTAGAAGAGCGTACAGGCGGTCGCTCATCTGCTGATCAGTAAGCGTTCCAGCCTTCACTCCCAGAAACTTTATGATAACGTTCCCGATTGCCACATCAACTCTCATTCTGTTGAGACCTGTGACATCAGTTTGAATATTTGCTGTCGGTGCGCTAAGGACAGTCATCCCATTGCATCGGACACCGAACTGAAGTGTCTTCGTGGCTTGAACATAAGAGTAAATGAACGAGAATTTGTCCATTGAATTGATGGTTATCCCAGGAAGATAACCGATTGCTTGACCACCACTAGCACCTATCACACGGATCTGATTAGTAGTGTTGAGTATCTGAACATAGAACTGCTGAGTAGAAAGCGCAGTGCTTATGAGATGGGCAAACCTACGATCGGTAAGGTTCCCTGAATTCTGGATCAGACCCTCAACATAAAAGTCCTCAGTGAGATTTGCTGCTGCGGCCTTCACATCCATGTGCATAGTACTCGTACTCAACGTGATCGCTGCTGAGGTAGTGCGGATGACTGGACCACCATCAGGATAATTACCATTAAGAAGCTGACCCTGCCATGCGTAGATTGTTTGAGCCGAAGAAGCTTGTTGACCTGCGATATTGCTGTGATTACCGACCCCGAACCACCAAGCGAAAGTTGAACCAGTAATAACTTTAGTGAATCTCTGCCACTCTGTAGTGAGAGTGACAAATACCCCAGTATTAACTACCGTACCTGCGTTCTCCTGATCTAGAACATAGACTTTTTCTCCACCAACTTCACCTCGCAACCAGATAGAATAAGTATAAGGAACCGCAGTAAGAGTACCGGGAGACTGAGCGAAGAAACAATGCTGGCCGACACTTGTAGCACCCATTACAATCTTATCAGCAGTTGTAGTCCCGTCGGGAGCTACCGCTTGATCAGCAGTTATAGTGATAGAAGGCCCAGAAGTGTAGGTATTCCACGGAGACGTGCCTATCGCTTGACTATAGAGTAATGAATTCGTCAGAGCACTGTACGGATGATAACCCAAGCCATTAATCGCTGGGATATTAGCAGCGAAATAATCTACCCCTCCATCACGATCTCTAGCACCCTGCTCATTCGTGCGAGTGAATAAGTATCCAGAAAGAGAACTGATCGTACCAGTGACTGCACCAGCCTTCCAGTATTCTTGGTTGACGAAGTCCAAAGCGAAAATATGCTGGTCGAAAGCCAGACCCTTCGGGCCGAATAGAACCAGTTCATCAAACAAGAGGCCAGCATCTCTGCGACGTTTCTTGATAATGAAGTCTGCACCAGAATTAAATCCGTAGCGGGGATAGAATAGCGTTATAGTCTGGCCTACTTCAAGAGTGGGGTAGTTTCCGCGAGTGATCAAACAAGCCCATGACCAGCGATCAAATTTTCGGAGAGCTAGAACCTGTCCGCCAAATGCGGTCGCGTCTGCTTCATCACGAAACATAGTGAGATAGTCAAGCTCAACCGCAAGAGGATGGCGAGCAAGCACCTGCGTATCTTCAATAGGAGCAGTCGTCCTGTACTCTTTCATAGCGAAAGAAATGCGATTGATGTCGGCTCCAGCCACTATTCTACCTCAGGCTCTACAGGAACATCACCCACCTGATCAGGCGATGGTTCTGGTGGCGGGATAAACGGTGCAGTCTTCCCGACGTCCTTGAAGTCTAATGGGGGCGGCGGTAAATAAACATCCTTCGGCATAGGATCCTCCTCAGGCAGCGGCCAGCTTCCCCCTTCTGGCGGAGCAGCTCCTGCTTCACGCATGAGTGCTTGGTAGATACCCTCACCTCTGACACCGTCGTCATCCGCGAAATTGTTGAGCTTCTGGTAGGAAGCACAGGAAGCAACTGAAGCACCGAGCTCTAAATCTTCTTGAGTGAGTTCACTCATACGCGCATAGATAACTTCAGCAGTCTCCGCAACTCCGTAGGTGAGCGACATTTGAGGGGCCAGAAATCCTATTACCCACTCGCGAACATCTGGAGTGAAGGCAAGCGGGTTGTCCATTAGATAATGATAAATCAAGTCCGCGGCATCCTTTGGATTTGCGATAAACTGGATCGCCATTACCTTTTCTCCGCAAAACGATTTACCACAGTTTAGGCCAGAATTAATCCTGAGACAAGTTACTTTATTCTTACAAAGAGATTTTAGGATACTCTCGTACCTGTTCCGCAAGTTTGATCTGATCTCTTATATTAGCATTCGCTTTGACCATATCAGAAATATTGAGAAGCGGCTGTTCCTGAGGTTCTTCCCCTTCCCCCATAGGAACCATTACCTTTAGATAGGGTTCCTCCCCAAGGATAATCCTCGCCACATCTGTAGCAATAGCATCAACTCCATGCTCAATTGCGAATAAAGCAGGAACAGAATAGGTAAAGGCAGATCCAATGTGCTGGTTTCGAGCAGAGAGTTTGGAGGAGCCATCGTCTTCAATCAATCTGGCAAAAGCATGAAAGCTGACACCTTCACCATTCGATAACCAGTGAGTCTCCACTCGTAATGCTATGAGATTTCCATCATCTAGCTCAAAGGTTTCCTCACCAGGATAAAGTCCTGGTGCCACAGAATCATGGTTTCCGAGAATTAATCCATTCTCATTATCTCTTGTTGTTTTAGTCAATAGGAGCTCATCCCGAGCAGGGATCTTCCGATTAACTTTGGAGTATCTTGGCATTGTCTGTTCCTAGGGCTTTGGATTCTCTATCGGGTTATGTGTGAAGATAGAACGTCCTGGGATATCTCCCGCAGCATAGCATAATCCACCTAAGTGAATAAAGGCTACAGGTCTAGGTCCAATCCAAATAGCGTCATGCTTTTCCCACGCCAGTTCTGTCACATAAACTGGAAGTTCTTGTCCTTTAAGATCACCGGGGTAGACGGATGAACCATCAGAAAGAGTTAGAGGAGTTGATGCAGAACAGCGAAGAGTACTTCCACTAGTACGACTCACTAACTGGAAAGACTCCTCCATCTTTATCTCGTTTCCTAAGACGGGAGCCCATTCAGTAAACTTTCGGTCTGCAGAGAGTACCCTGATATAGTCTCCCTCCACAATTTCCTTAGCCTGTATGAAACCTTTGTCACGAGTGTCAACCCATGCCTCAGCATCAACACAACCGCCGCCACCCACATCACCGTCACCCCCTCCGGTTCCTGCCGATGGGAATGAGAAAACAACCGTACCCATAAAGACACGATCATCCGACTGGTAGATAAGCAATGAGTTTGTAGTCTTCAGCAAAGTCTTTGCACCGCCGACATAGCCAGCATCGTCAAAGTAGAGATAATAAGTAAACGGACCTGTACCAGCCGTCCCACTGATAGTGGTACTCATCGCATTATAAGCGACGGTGATATTACCAATCGTAAAAGAGCTGGCCGTGATATTTATCGTGCAGAGTGTGGTAGTCGTCGAGTAGGTGACCGTCCCACCATACTTGAACCCGAGATTAAGAGCCTTGACCGGGGGCAAGTTACGCTGATCTGCAATCTGCATCCCGGAAGCAACCACAGTTAGCTTATGAGCATAGTTTGTCAGCTGTGATTTATAGATCTTTCCGTGTGTACCATCAGGTAGTTGATCTATCATTTGGGTCTTACGAACACGGACATAACCGACATCCATCACACCTGAAGTGGCTTGGTAGTTGAGCTGCATCACAGGTCGTATATAAACAACATTCGTGTGCATCACACCGGGGACATCGATAGTCCCCGCAGTAGCAGAACCTGTACCCGACCTCCCTTTGAAATAACCTTTGTAATAAGTCCATCCTGTATTAGGAGTCGCCGCAGCCGCGCATATCCAGTGAGGGGTCGTATATGAATTAGTACCTGTTCGGCTTACAAGAGTCACCTTGTCATCAGCAAGACCCTCTAACCCGAGATTGACCTTACCATCTCCCGACGGACGGCGAATAGCGATCTCAACTTCGTAAGAAGCTGCTGGATCAAAAGGAACAGGCTCGCCGACATAGCTCAACCAGATATCCCCGGGAGCAGTCTGCATTATAGAGATATTGTCAAAGTCAGCATAACGACCAGAGATGGTAGCGACAGCAACACAGCGAATATAATGGGTGGTTTGTGTCGCTACGAAAGTAGAAGTATATACACTACTTCTTTCAGTGGTATCGCTATATACCGTTGAAGTTCCTGCCGAATCATTTGCAATTTGAAAGATAACACTAGTGGCAATCCGCTCATTATTTTCATAGGAGACAGAATATGTCTTACCTACGACACAAGTAATCGCTTGATAGGCATAGGCACTCACAGTAGAAGTAGTTGTAACTCGTAATGCCTGAGCACCGATAGATAATGTCGTATTAGGACCAGCAGTCCATCCTGTAGTAGCCGTCGGAAAAGTTCCGTTAGTAACTAATTCCACTGGAACAGTGGGACTAGTTATTCTTAGATATGCTCCACCCTGTACACCTTTATCTTTTTGATCATAATTGATAATGCCTTCGCCTTCACGAACCAGCCAACGCTTCGCGAATTTGGTAGAGTTCTTATACTCCATCTCATCAATAAGAACTTCACTCAGCGGCTTGCCATAAACTGTCTCATAGTACTCGGCTCCAAAAGTGCCGACAGACTGGCTCCAAGCAGAACCGCTCCAGCGATACAGAGTTTTCGTAGTATCTTGGTACCAGAGATCTCCCTGAACAAAACCTCCGGTTGGGGCTGTCGGTGACACATCACTAAAGTAAGTAGTGATCTTGCCATCAGCCGTTGCTTGAGCACCCGCCGCAGCCGCTAGTGCATCTGTGACTCTAGTATCGGTTATAGAGGACCAACTAATTCCGGTCCAACGATATTGCTTATTCCCGTCATTAGTATCAATCCAAACATCATCTACCTGAACACCATCTGTCTCAACAGTCGGGGCATTAGCTTGATAATAGAAAGTAATCGCATCATTAGACGCTGCTAGTGCGGCTAGAGTCGCAGCAATAGCGGCATCCGTTCCATGCTGAACCATGATGCGCTGCTTCTGATAAACCATATCAACAGAGACAGCAGTCACTTCAATATAGAATACCAAAGGAGATACAGATACATTCGCTATCGGGATAGTGCCGCCTGTCACTACGACATTCTGGTTAAGATTGTCTTTCGCCGTGACAGTAATCGGCGCAGTAGTATTACTTCCTGTCGCAGTTATAGTGATAGTCTGCGCGGGAGGATCCGGTTTATTAAGATCATCAAAGAAGAAGCGATTACTAGATAGCGTCAACGACATTGACTGTAGTGGTGCAGAAGAATCCCGCACCATAGTAAAGACTTCTTCTACTGAGAACTCCCCAATGCTAGCGCGTACGACAGCACTCGCAGAAGCAACCCCTGAATTCGTTACCGTGATGACACCTAAGTTATCAATGGTGATCCACGGTTCATTATTGGGAATCCTAAACTGAACGTCCGAAAGATCGTTCACCTGAACATCATTTAAGAAGACTTTATACTCACCGGCATTAGCATAATTCGCAGGAATTTCACCAGAAGAGATATCTACATAATGATAGCGTTTCGTGAGATAACCATTGAATGCTTGTACAGGGATAGTGAAATCCCCCTGTGACATGACTGTAGCATTCTTGGCGTATTTCACACGAACCTTATGTAGAGGTTGAGGAGATGCTGCCTTGCCAAGATTCATAAGATCTTCAGCGCGTATAGAAGCAGATGAAGGACGGAACCTAAATTGACGGAAAGTGATTAATCCAGTACGACTTACATACCAGAAAGCATTCATGGAAGAAGCCATAGTCTCCACGAATTGATCGACCTGAAAGTCTGGTTCTGCTAAATAAGCACCCTCAAAATTATAAGGACATTCCCCGGAAGCTTCAGTGAAAGAAGCAACATCTATATCTGCTGTGACAAGACCTACTCGTGTACTGAGTAGAAATTGCTTCACCATCTCAGGGATATTTGTAGCAGTGTTGAACTGACCAACGGCATCCACTGTAACGATACCGTAAGGAGGAGCTCCTAAACGAAGATAGCCCTGTGCCAGACAAGTTGCATAATATCCTGGGGCGATCGTGGCTGCTGCGAGCAGAGCATAGGTGGCATAGTTCGCAGAAAATGTTAAAGGTACACCACGATCATAAACTGCATCCACAGAAGCCAGAGTACCATCGTGAATCTGTGAAGTGAGAAGAGCTATGTCAATCAGTACCGGAGAAAGATTACGAGTCTTTCCGAATAGCAAGGGTTTCCGGCGATCTCTAAGTTCAACTCCGCCTTCCTGCGCCCCGGAGCCGAGGAACTTAGTCTTCTGCATCTGTTCAATTAACTTGTAGCTATTATCTTTCAGGGTAAGAACAAGACTGCTGAGATCAGTAGTAAGTTCAAGAGTGACTCCTACAAACTCAGTAACATAAGTCGCGTAGGCTGCTCCTTCCTCACCACTTTTAATAGTGACTGCACGATTATCCCAGTTGTAATTGAGAAGATAATCAAACCGACCATCCGTATTTAGAATAACTGCTGAACCGACGGAAGTATTAGTCTGCCCCGGCATATTATCTTCAAAAACAGAAGTCTCATGTGAGAAGGATCTCTGCAGTCTTACAGGATAAGGATCAGCTGTACCGAGATCTGCTTCAGTGGTAAGGCCCGCTGAAAAGTACGCATTCTTTATAGTTCCAGAAGCTGGATCAAGGGGCTTGCACTCAAGCAGATAAACTCTATCAGCCAAAATTCCTACTCACTATACGAGATTAACATCTGAACCATATATTCCGCCACCACCACCAGAACCTCCACCATAACTGCCGCCTCCACCTGTGGTAGCACTTGTTCCATAAGAACCTCCTGTTCCACCAGTGCTAGCAACTCCAGTTCCAGTTGGTGGAATATAACCAGCCGGATAACCATTAGTCCCCGTAATCTGACCTAGGAGGGCACCTAAGATACCACCAAATCCATAGTTCAGGGTGTCAACTACTTGGGTACCACTCTCAACTACAGCCTCACCGACCTGCTCAGTGGCAGCAACCATCTCGGCATTTCTAGCATTGATCTCTGCTACAATAGTATCAATATCCGGTAGAGCCGGGAGATCAGTGAGACCTGTGCCTCCGCCCGCTCCTCCCGTAGCACTAGAAACTTCCTTCAGGAAATCGGTCACCTCTTGGAAGATATCAAAGTACTCAACACTGGAGGCTCCTATCGAGCGCGCAGCGTCTAGATAATTAGTCGCATAAGTGTTGAGTTGATCAACATTCGTGTAGTCCCCAGAGGATATCTGTGACACTAGTCCACGGAACATCTGTTGAGCATTACCAAAGATTGACTGTGCTGACAACGGGGAAGCACTGGAGGCAGTCAGGCTTGTAAGGAGATCTTTGGCGATCTTCTTGATGCCATTGTTGGCTTCCTCAGCCATCTGCTTTACGAGTTCCGTGCGCCTCAAGCCGTAGTATTTCTCAACCGCTACGAGATCACCGCCCACGGCCATAGCATTCTCGACCGTCTCTCTATATTCCCTCTCAAGATCATTGAAAGCAGCAAGCGCGGGATTTTCATAACCTAGAATTCCCTGGGAGATCTGGTAGTTAAAGTCCTTCTTCATTTGTGCCATCATACGATCACGAGCAGCAGCAAGAGCCTCGGTGTTTAATCCCAGCTCAGCAGCTTGGCGACTCAGTTTCTTCCACGCATCATTAAGATCCTTAGCCTGTTTGGCAAGATCTGCCATGTGGAAAGAACCCTTGATGAATTCCTCATAGGCTTTACCGACCCCAATGTCTTCCTGGAGCTGCTCCATAGTGGTAGCCTTCGTATTAGCAAAGACTTGCTGCATGACATTACTAAGGCCAGTGATCATTCCTTTCCGTACTTGCTGGATGAGAGCAAAAGCCTGAACTTCAGTATCAGTACCCTTGATCCAGTCAACACCTTCACGACCGAGAGGCTTACCTTTACTTGATGTGCCTAGCAAAGAATAGAAAGATTCTGCCGTTGCTCCCTTTTTCTTACTAAACACTCGCTGACCAAATGATCCATACGAACCCGCTGTAAGAGTAGCGTCTAGGTTTTCTGCGAAATCATTAAACATCTTGGCAGCAGCGTCAGCCATCTGCTTACCAATTTTCTTGGAACCCTTCCCGTACTTTCCAGCCTCACCAACGACAGCGATACCATCCTCACCTACGACAATTGAACCATAGGAAGAAGGAATCTTTGGCTTTTTCTTTAAGAATCCAAGAATACCGCCGACAACCGCACCGACCCCCGCACCGATCGCACCACCCATTGGACCGAACATGCTTCCCAATTTGTAACCCGCTGCTGCTCCACCGACAACACCGCCGACAACAGCCTGAGTCCGGAACCCGCCGCCGAGAGCCTTAGCTACTCCTTTACCGACTGCGTTCCCCATCTTCCACATACCATACGCTTCTGCAGCGACTCCAACAACTCCAGAGATAGATCCACCGATACCTTTACCAGTCTGAAAACTCTTCTTCATTGCGTCGCCAGCAGCCTTAGCAGACTTAGGATCAAATAATTTCTTAAGACCAGAAATAGCCTTAGTGAAACCTCCCGATGGAGAAGTTATAGTTTGAAGGGTTTGAATAGCCTGATAACTAGTTCCGGGACCACCCTGAACTAGATTACCATTGATGTCCATCATGACTTCGCCGACTTCTTTGCCGATCTCACTCGCAGCTACCTTAGTCTGTGCCGAAGCAGTAGAAGTACTTCCTGTATCACTACCACTCATGAAATTGAATAGTGAACCCAAATTGAATCCGCCTCCAGCCGAGCCAATAGAGCCGCCTCCGGTAGAGCTTGTGGTAGTCCCTCCTGCTGCTCCTGGAGCAATACCTCCCATGACTCCTAAGAGAGAATCCCTAAGGAATTGTTTCAGGGGATTGTAGACATAGGCATCCATGATGATATTCTTGAGGTCTTTGAAGATACCCTTCAATGTTTTCAGGAAGCCCTGTCCACTCTCTATCCCCTCCTTGAAACCGTTAACAATCGCGTCAGCCATATCAGTAGCAAGCTGAACAAGTTTCTCGTACGCATCCTCCATCTTCTTCATGACGCGAATTTGTTCTTGCATACCCTGAACAACTTTAACACGATCGGCAATTTCTTTTTCTGTTGCCCCATCACTCGCCATCTTGGCGCGAAGTTCGACTATCTCCTTTAGATTAGCAACCTGCTCTGGAGTTCCTCCTTGGGCATAAACTCCGGCCATCTGTGTATTAACTGTCTTAGCAACCTCAAGTTCACGCTGGGCATTTAAGAGTTCAGTCTGGCGAGCAAGTTTTACCTTGGCATCATATTCTTGTTCAATTTTATCTATATTCGCATCACGATAAGCCTGGGACGCTCCTAAGAGTTGCTGTTCAACATACAAGAGCTTGTTGTAATCTTCCTGAGTTCCTCCGGCTGCAAGAAGAGCGTTGGCTTGCTCTTGAATCTTATTCTCCTGTTGCATTCCCGCCAGAGTCTGCGATATCTCCAGATGCTTTTGTGCTTCTGCATTTTGCTTTTGCCGAGCAGAGTAAACATCAAGGATAGCTTGTTCAGCAGCAGCGGCAGTAGAAATATCAACACCCGCAGCGATCTGATTATTTTTCTGCATATCTTCAGCGAGAGCAACAATACCTTTAGCTTCTTCCTCGGTAGTCTTGAAGGTATCCTTGAATGCTTTTAATTGAGTGTTAGCTGCTTGTTCAGCCGCCGCTGCAAAAGGATCCATACCAGCAAGAAGATTTTCAGAAGCTTTTGCCGCACCTTCAGTTTCTAAGGTGAGATCAGATAATGCTTCTTGGGCAGAACGAATAGAAGTCTTAAGTTTATCAGCCCATTCTTCAGCTGGAGTCTTACCTCCGGTCTTTGCAGCTTTCTCTATGGGTTCACCAGTGATGCCTCCTCCTTCTGCTGCCGGACCAGCGAAAATTTCTTCGGCTTCTTTCCTATGCTGTTCACTCTCATACGAAAGACCCATCATCTTATACGTGGATGGATTGAACTGTTCAAGTCTTCCACCCACCATCTCATAACCCTTCTGGGCTATGGCTCGCTCAGGCCCAGACAGAGCTCCGAGTTCTCCCTGCACCCCTGCAAGCATCCCCAGTCTACCCGCTGCTCTCTGGTACTCTTTGGGACTTGTCGCTCTTGCAGCTTCAGCGACGGCTTTCATAAGTTCAGGGTTAGTAATTCTCTCTCCCATAAACATCATGTAGCCTGTCGCTCCGTGTTCTCCAGGCTTGGCAGCGATGCGAGTTCCGCCTAGGCGTCCAAAGAGACTTGTAGAAGGTTTATCAACTCCTCCAGTTATTCCTTGGACAGCTTCTCTCCATGTACCTTGAGCAGTAGCAACCTGAAGACGAATTCTTTCTCGTAAACTTTGATTTCCTCTATCTAGTTGATTAGTATTCTCCATTATTTCTAAAGTAAACTGTTCAACTGCATTCTCCGCGACTGCACTTGCTCTGCCAGAGGCCCTTAGAGCATCTTCATTTTTATGTAATTCTCTGTTCCAATTCATATAAGCGGCGACTACCGCGACAATAACTGCTGCAATTATAAGAAATATGTTGGCTTTCATTACAGCATTCAGAGCCATCCAAGCTCTAGTCGTAACAGTAGTCGCGGCAGTGACACTCCCCATGCCCGCCGCCATCATGAGAGCTGTTCCTCTGAGACCAGCCATCGCATAAGCCGTGAGTTTTACAGTAGTGACTAATCCGAGAAATGCTTTCTGCAAAAGTCCTAGAGCAGCTACCCATTTGAGAGTAGCAGAAAGAGCAAGGGTTCCCATTGCATAAACAACGAGATTAATATTCTCAGCTACAACTTTCATAGTTTTGCCGAGAACCCAAAGAGCATCACTAAGACCTTCAGATTCTAAGAATGCACGCATGGTATCTGCTAAAGCTATAAGAGCTTCATTCATACCACTAGAACCGAGACCAGCAGCAGCATTCACGAAAGAATTCTTCAGGCGATTAAATGCTGCATCAACAGTCTTAGACATCTTTTCTGCTGAATCTGCAAATTCTACTTCCATAACCGCAGCGACTTCAATAAGTGCTTTCTTAAGTTTGTCTCCGCTGATAGCTCCTTTCTTAAGAGCTGCATCCAATTCTCCTGGCTTGGTCATATCCAACGCTTTGGCGAATCTTACGAAAGCACCCGGGAGACGATCACCTAGTTGTTGGCGAAGCTCTTCAGCTTGCAACTTACCCTTGGACATGATCTGGCCAAGAGCACGGAAAATACCATCAACATCTGATGTGCTGAGTTGAAGGGCACGAGCAGCAGTGGAGAACCCACGGAAAATATCCTGAGTCTCCTTAAAGGTCATTCCAGTGCCTTTAATCGCGCCGAGGAAGAAGCCATAAGACTTAGCTGTTTCGCGGAAGTCTAATCCTAACCTTTGACTCTGTTCTTGAAGGAATTGGAATTGAATTCTAGCCTGAGCGGCAGTACCAGTCGCTGCTTCTAGCTGAGCGCGAATCTTAATGATATCGTTAGAGGCATTGACAATCGCTCGTCCAGCGAGAATACCGCCGAGAGAATTCCAAAGGGTTTGTGTGCGAAGCAGCGCCATCTGCATGAGATTTTGTTGACGTATCAATGAACTAATATTCTTATGCGCTTCTCCCGTGCGAATGTTCACTGACATCTTAGAATTGGTAGTCACTCTCAGGCGCTGCATAGATCCATTCGCGGCATTCGCCGCAGCAGTGAGAGCATTCAAAGCATTCGTGGCAGCACGAAGTCCGGTAGGTGCTTTGAATGCTGCCAATGAATTAAGCATCGCTGTGATATTCTTCGCAGCATAGGCACTCGGTCCCTTAAAAGTTGACAGAGCATTAAGCGTACTACCCAATCCTCTAGAAACTGAGATTCCACTAGCTCTTTGTAATGCTTTAAGAAGACTTTCCGTATTCTTACCCGCCAGTGGAGTCGGACCCTTGAAACCAGCGATGGCTGTTAGGAGATTTGATAGACTGGCAGTTCCCCCGATCTTTAGTCTACCGACTGCGGCTATACCTTGTAGAAATGCGATAGTGTTACGAGTAGCAGCCTCACTAGGACCTTTGAAATTCTTAAAAACAGCAGAGAGTTCTCGCAACGAATTGATAGCGGATTGACTTACCGGCTTGGCAGAAGCCATCTGGGCGAAAGCAGCAGAAGCCTTCTTAGCAGCGGCAGTGACGCCACCTTCCATCTTCTCAGCAGCAGCCTTGATAGCATCAAAAGATTTGACAATTCTCTGCGAGCCAGATTCCGCACCAGAGCCATCAATTTCTAGTTTGTAGGTAGCCATTATCTACGACTCCCCATGTGAGGAGGAACACCGCCACGGCTAGGCGTACCCTTAGAAGGATTACGAGCACGGAAATCTGCTAGGAATACACGATCCATTGCCTGTACATGATGAAGGAAATCATCACGCTCATCAGGATCATCCATTCTGGTAAGCTCACAGTATGCGAGAATCTCGCCCATCTGAATAGGCTGAGGACTTGACATCCCATATTGACGAGACGAAGTGAGAAGCATGAAGCCCTCCCAAATCCAAAGCAAGTCCGGAAAGAGTTCCGGTTGATCATTTAGAATTGGGAAATCGGCAGGATCCTCACCTCGAGCCAGTATGTCTTCCCGCATTTTCTCCAAGTCGTGAGGCTTGGGCTTTAGCTGCCACTTGAGGCAGGTTTCAAGTTTTTTTCCGCTTCCTTCCTCTGTTCTTTCTCGAAGGTAGAGCGTTCCATTGATGCCGTAAGAATGTCGTCCCGGAAGTCTGGAAACTGAGTCATCATCCTGAGGACATTGTCCTCATTATAGGGAAGCATGACATCAGGTTTATCTGGATCAGGTACACCTTCCCAGTTGACGACGATCGCCTTAGCGATCTGCTTGTTCAGCAATTCTTCCTGGAGAGAATCTGGCATGTCGCGATTGCGGAACTGAGAAGAATAAGGCTTCTCCAATTTACGACGCACATCACGAGAGAATCTGGAACTCAGCCTGCGAACTTGGACTTTAACGCCATCACCATAATCAACCCACACGCCATCTTCTTCGGCGTTTCGGTCGGTATTGTAACGGTCAAGAAAACCAGCCATTGTCTTGCTCCTTCTAGATCAGTCTATGGGCTGGCCCCCATAGCGATGAGGACCAGCCGTACTTCTTAGTCTTATCCGCCGATCTTACTGCAAATAGTCAAATCGGCAAAGCATAATCGTATAGTCACGATTGGCCGCGAGATCCCGCAACGCCTGGAAACCTAGAGCAGTCGTGAGATCGGTATCAATGCCAGGAACCTCCGGGAAACCTGAACTATATTTCAGACGTGGCATATCCCAGATCTCGCCCATCAGATTAGCTGCATCACGGAAAGCAATAGTCGTTCCCGATGCCTGAGCAGCGCGCAGCTTATTGAGCAAGACCTCATCACCGAAATAAGTAGTGAGAGTACCCGTAATGTTCACACGGCCCATACCCAGACCGATTGCCCCCGGCGATCCGATTGCGTTACGAGCACGAAGACCATTGTCAAACGTGAATGTGAACCCGCTTACATAATTCGGGGCGCCGAGGACAACACCAGCCTCCATAATCATTGGGACGGAATTGGAGGCATCAAGCACGGTTTTGTTCGAGATCGGCAAAGTCGCAGCGCCAACATCACGAGTGGCCGATGGGGGAGTAGCATCTGCACCCATCCAAGACTGAGTACCCGTGACAACGCCACGAGTTTCAGCAGTCAGCGTGAGAGCTGAGGGTTGGTGACCTGAGAAGTATGAGTAACGAACGCCAGCAGCAAGCGTGTACTCTTTCTCAACACGATAAGTGTACTGAGTGATACCGTTACGAATAGTATCACCGAAATACACTCGGATCGTTTTGCCAGCTCCAGTATCAGCAGCGAAGATACCCTGTGTCGCATCGAAACTGAGACGGGTGGCAGTGATTGCGCTGATGCGAGCGTATCCATTGTTTGCCACCGTTGCGAAAGAGTAGGCACCGCCCTCATTGGAGATCTTGACCCACTGGCCGACGATCAACCCAAGAGTCGTCCAATTGAGCGCAGTCGTGACGAGAGCTGGCCCACCGGAAATAACTGCGGTGATATCAGCCGCAGCTCCTTCCACGCCGACTACCTTCACGCGGGCATTCGTACCCGGAGCAGCGTCAGTCGGACCACCAGCGATTGTGATTGACGTAGCAGCAGAACCGGAGACCTTGTACAATCCATTCAGGTTCGCAAACCCAGAGAGACTCACAAGCATATTGGCGAGGAACGAAGTACCGGTCGCGTTAATCTGGCTACCAGAAAGAACTGAAGTGGCCGCTAGCGTGACAGTCGTCGGGGTGCAAGCCGTGATGCGAGTAGCTGACGCACCATACTCCCACGCCGGACCATTCTTCACTTCTGGCGTACGAAGCCAAGGATTGCAGAACATTCCCTCCATAAAGGAGTCCATGTTCTCAATGGAAAGTTCAAAGGCCATGTCGCCAGCGGCATCACGTCCTGTGTTGATGAGATCAGTAACCTGACGAGTTGACTCAATTTCCTGAGTCACCTCGTTAGTGGGCGTGAAAGCCAGCCCATCCGAGGTCCGACGAATCTCTTGATACAGAGGATTGGTCGGGGCTACGCCGAAGGAGGGTTCCTTGGCGACGCGAAGTGCGGTGCGATTAGAGTCCATCAGAAAAGCCTCCTGACCTAGCTATGCCATACCTCACTATGGGGAGAGATACAAGCATTATTTTTCAACATGCTGATCTCTATAGTAAGGTGCCTCGAAAATAAGTCGGTCCCAATTATCTTCAAGATTTGCCGCCCTCTGTTCATTCAGGGCCAAAGTACGAGCTGTAGGTGTCCCAAATACAAGAAGCTGCCCATTGCTCATGAGCAGATCCAGCGAATCATATATAGGCTCAAGCTTGTCCGCAATATCTCTGGACGGCTTTGTTCCTAAGTCTTGAGGAACATAAATATCTATCTGCATCGTGCCGAAATAACGCTTGAAATAATCCACTCCTAAACTCTTGCGAACAGTCCCACGATCCACTATATTGAAGACGGCGAACTGTGCTTTCTTTGGAGTTTCAAAAGGTTTATTCGGCCAAGCGATAACTCCATCCGCAGGATCCCACGCGGATAAGAAATGATCAGATATCGTTTGTCTTTCTAGCTCACGAGACACGTTTCAAGAATCCCATCAAATCGTATTCAAAGAGAGTCTCACCTCGACGAGTCATGCCACCCGGAGGAGTGCGGGACTTTCTTCCTTGAGTAGAATAAGAACCGAACTCCACCTCACTGAAGTGTGCGAGATTATTTACCAAGTAGATATCTTGGAACGGGTTGATTCGTATTGCAGCAATGAGCGAAGCAAACTCCGCTTCCACGACCGCCGCATTCGCTGGACGGCGAGGCTCTGAACCGATTGCCATAGCACTTGTTGTTCCCGGCCTCGGCGGATCACGTACTGCTGCTCTGGATGACTCAACTGGCGCTCCTAAACTCCACTGGAAATTGACGAGGGTGCGGCCTGTATAGACAGGAGTAAGCAAAATTGATTTTTGCATATCCGTCAGACCCATGACCAACAGGCGCGTATAATCCTGTTTGAATTTATTCACCTCACGCGTCGCTTGTTGCGTGAAGTTCTTTGGTCGCGTGTACTTGACGCGCATCATTGCTTGAGCCGTCATGCTTTCCTCGCGAACAAGATATGAATGGGTCGTCCAGGAACGTACTTATCTACTAATACATTCCAATCAACACCATCCAAAGTGATGACGTCATTTTCTCCCGGTTCTACACCTGGGAGATCTACTGAAGGGACAATGAACTTGGCGTCGTTAATGGCAACGGGAGAAGCTTCCCGCTCTTCAAGCGAAGCTGCGGTTTGTATATATCGTACGCCACTAATGACCGCTCCAGGGTCTGAAGTAGTGTCGGTGATAGGATCGTAAACAGCATTGCCAGTTAGCTTTCTATACGTGCCGATCCTTACCCATTCATGGCATACAGCGAATGCCGTTTCAACACCATCAAAGGTTGCTTGGAGAAGACTGTCGCTCAACCGACTATGACCTTCCTTACATTTGCCCCGTATGCAAACTCTCCGATGCCCATCAATGGCAGTAGTGCGCGGGGTGGTAGGGCGGTGAAGCTCCCCGACCCTTCATTATTGCCATCGTTATTAAATTCCAACTCGATGACATCTATCTTGAGGCGATCGAGTCCAGCAGTGCTAGATGGGGCATAGGGATCACCCTTGGAGCTGAAGACAGCCATCTCAAAAGTAGCGATCTTCACTTGTTTCGGTACGACATTAGAAGGTATTACTCGACCTTCTTGATCAGTGACTCCAGTACGAGGCCAGCCAAGAGCTTGTGTAGCAGAGACAATATCCCCCTCCCATGTAATCAATACATCAAGCTGGAAGGTTGAAGACATGAGAAATCGTTCTCGGTCGGGTATGCCGAGATTATCCCAGTTGTCAGAATAATAAGGGTGAGTAGAGAAGTAGTCATTTGCTTCTTCCAGAGAGGCATAAGAGTTCGAATTGGGAAGTCCAGCCCCAGTTTCTACTGTGAATTCGAACATCGCACTCTCCTCAAGGCGAGTATAGCATGGACAGCTCTACTTGACCAGCCATTTTACTAATCTAGTCATGATCCATCCAATTCCATAGCACAGGCATAGTGGACCCCAGAACTTGTCCCAGACTGCCACGTCACATTGGTTCCTGAAAGGACACCAGGATTATAGGCATAGCATTTCTGGCCGAAGACTGGGGTGCTGAAACTGCCACCGCTAGCACCGATTGATCCAGCCGGCCCAGTCTGGGCACTGGATGCCGACTGACAAGCATCGGTGGTGAATACCATGCTCGTGGCGAGCATAGTCACTCCCATGGAGATGTTGGCAGCGGTGCCTGACGCCAGTGAGTTGCTGGTGACACCTGTACTACGAACAGCAGCTGCTCCTACCTTAGTCATGTTAGTGACTTTGTAGCAGACCATGCCTCCACCTGTGTGAGTCGCAGAAGGAACGGTGACAGTGGTGCTGACCGCCGAGGTAATCTTACTATCGCGGACAAAAATTCCGATGGCGTCCGAACCACCAGAGCGAGTCAAAGTTACAGCTCTGGTATAGGTTCCACCCTGATCATCGGAGATCGTTCCAGCATCCGCTGCTCCGGCCTTGCCGACAATCGCCACTACTAGGTCGCCGACCGCCGGAGTGAAGGTGACATTTTTAGAGGTCGCGTCGGTATTCCAAGTGCTGTCACCGTAGATCGAGACAACTGGAGCCGGGGGAGGCCCAGGAGGAATGCCTCGATTCCACATGGCGGCGATCGCTTTCATTATGCCATCACCGACAAAGAGACACAATCCCACACAGAGTCAGCACTATTATAGATCATACCAACGTAGATCGTCTTGTTAAGAGCAATTGAAGTCGGAAGTGTGATACCTACTGCCCGATAGGCTGCGTTCCACGATACCGCAATGGCGGCAGTTGCCTTGATCCTGACGACATGGCCGAATCCATTGACCGCTGTGCCTGTCGGTGCTGAGACTGCCAGCGTAACCGTCTGCGTCGTGCGGGTGGTCATGTCATTGGTAGCGACAGGGACTAGAGTTGCAGCTGAAGTCGAAGTACCGACGCGAGGAGTATCCGGTGCCGCACCGAGTATAGTCATTGCGGCAGCAGCGGTGAGTTCCTCGACCGGACCAGCCGCTGCCGTGTCACGGCCTAGGAATCGGTTCGTCGCAGCCATTGTCAAACCGGAGGCTGTAGCTAGACCGGCCTTTACAACCTCTACCCCGCCGACGGTAAGAGATGTTCCTGCAAATGATCCATTACCCGCGCTAGTGACAGCGAATTGGTCACCGCTGAAATAGACCCGGAAGGTGTCGGCTTGGTTATAGAGAATGGCAGTACCACTACCGTCTCGGTCAGTTAAATTGAGACAGGCGCTTGCCCCTCCGGTTGTGAACACCGCCGCTGTTACAGTGCCGACAGCATTGACGTTGCCTGCAAGAGATAGATTACCACCGCTGCTCAGTGTCAACGGAGGGTTACTGAACGACCAGCTCCAACCGCCAATCTTAAACAGGCCATCTCCATCAAGCGCAAGATGCATCGCCACCTGACCTGGACGATGTAATGCGATTGAAGCACATGAAGCACCATCTACTGCTCGTGCCTCAATAGTGGAGGAAACATTCGAACCCGCAAAAGTTCCTGCACTGTTGATAAATGTTGCACTCTGCCCAGAGATGTTCCCTCCGCTACTGATCGTACTACCGACTACCAGAGTACCGGGGAATGACAGACTGCCACCGTTGGATAAGTCCATTAAGGTCGCGCCATCACTCTCCCGCTCCCAGTGATGAGCATAGCCACGGAAATTCAACATGGTGGTAGTAGAACTGATTCGTGCATGTGGTCCCGGCCCGAATAGAATTACCGGGGTTGCACTGGACAAGCTCAGGTTGCTGGCGATACCGACAGTCGTGCTGAATGTAGCTGCTCCGCTGACAGCTAGTGTGCTGGTGACAGTTGTCCCGCCACCGAAACTTTGACCATTAGCCGAGGCCAGAAGGCCAGAAGTCAAGTTAATGTAGAGCGGGCGCAAGGTATTCCATGTATCACTCGCCGCAGCACCAGCGTCGGTCAACAGAGTGTAGTAGTTGGCACTATCTACACGATGAAGAACTGTCGGTACGGTACCAGCGGCCTTGATTCGTATCTGATTGCCACCGCCACTATCAAGCTGAAGCTGACCAACACAGTTGAAGTTACCAGCCGCGCTCTGGACAGTCAGCGATGCACCAGACGAAGCTACAAGCACATCACCCTTGTCGCCGTCGGTGAGACCACCGCCACCAGACCCTAGCGTTTCAATTTTATCGTAGACTGCATTCTTAGTCGGTGCTTCCATTGAGCCGTTCCAGCCAGCGCCATAGGCTTCATCAGGAACAACAAGATCTCCAGTGAGGGTACCACCGAGAGAAGTGATGACATCTGCGGTGCCGACCTTAAATTGAAGACCCGATTTAACGATTACCGCACCATCACCAATCTTAAGTTCAGGAGCAGGACCCGACCCAATCTGGAATTCCCAAGTGTTCGGAGAAGTGAGTTGTACAGCACGAGCCTCAAGCCGAACTAGCTTTACCACCCCAGTAGGAATCTTAAAGGCGAAGTCAACGAGATCAAGACCACTGATACTTTCAAATTGGGCACCGTGACAGCCAGTGACTGACTGAACAGTTAGGCGAGTTCCGCCATAAGTACCCACAGTCTGTTCTACAACTACATTACCCGAAGCACCTGTCGCCTGAATTGTATTCGTACCAGCGAATGTCTTAGGAACGTAGTTCGCAAGATCAGTAGTATTCGCTTTGGCGACAACCGCAGTATTCAAAATCTCCATCTGGTCATAGACAGCATTCTTGGTCGGCACTTGTGTAGAACCGTTCCAACCGAGACCATAAGCTGCATCTGGCACAGTGATAGGAACAGTCATCGCCAGATTAGTAGAATTGAGAACCATGAAATTGGCTGAGCCAGCCCGGTTCTTGAATGAAGTCGTATCACACTGGAAGTAGCACTCAGCTCCTATTCCCTGTAAACGCAGACCATCATTCGTGCTAGCTGTTCCGCGAAGATCAAGGACAGTAGAACCGGTGACTGGATTAAGTGTCAGCGCCGCATTAGCGAGACTGACTGTTACGTTACCAGTGAGAGTACCACCTGTCTTAAGATACCTAAGCTCCATTTCATCATAGACGGCGTTTTGTGATGGAGCGATGGTTGTGACGCCATTCCAGCCAGCTCCATAGATAGTATTAGAAATGACTGTTGAAGGTGCAGCAGGAATTGTCGCGATGACAGATTCAATTTTATCATAGACCGCATTTTTGGTAGGGACTTCCAGCTTTCCATCCCACGCCGCCGCATAAGCTTCATCCGGAACACGGAAAGGCCCTCCAGAGACAACCGTCCCACCAGACGGATTAAGAGTCAGGAAACCCCCAACGCCTCCCTGAAGCACATCAAGAGCACCCTGCCAGCCATTTCCTCCAACAGCATTGAGATAACCCATATTGAACATATAGCCAGAGGAGAGGCCGGGTTCCCTCAGCTGTATTTGATCAGTAGCAGTCAGCGATGTTCCTTGCGCCTTTATGTTGACTAGTGATCCGCCAACCGTAACCGTGGTCGTGCTGGTTGCCGAGCCGATGTTGATAACAGTAGTCGAGCCAGCCAACCCACCTGTGCCGAGGTCAATGGTCTTGGTGTTGCCGGAGGAGGTTGCACCTGCGGATAAGCGAAGAGACTGTGTAAGAGTAGAGCGGCCAACCGTGATCAGGCCAGTGCCGCTGACCGCGCCGACGACAATCGGGCCAGTGCCGCTGCTGTTACCGAGATTGAGTGTGCCTGACGACGGCGAAATACCGATGGTGCTGGCACCAGACGCGACGGTGAGCGCAGCATTGATAGTCTGGTCGCCTACGAAGGTGTTAGCCGCGAGCACCGCGAAATCACCATCGGTCAGCGCGGTGTTAAATTGGGCTAAAGTCCCGGTGATCCCAACGATACTTGAGGTCGCCGCCGGGATCGTAGCTATGACAGATTCAATCTTATCATAGACTGCGTTCTGCGAAGGAGAAACAGTAGTTGCCCCATCCCAACTAGGACCGTAAGCAGTATCCGAAGTAGAACCGCCACCTCCAGCGCCTAGCGTCTGGATTTTATCGTAGAGTGCGTTCTTAGTCGGAACATCATTTGAACCATCCCAGCTCGCCCCATAGGCTTCATCATTAACAAGAAGAGTCTTGCCTGCCGCCATGACGATTGCCGTTGGAGCAACCGTGGCAACAGTTCCACCGTTAGCTCTCAACTCAACTGTTGAATTACCATTAAGCTGGAGACCTGAACCACGATAGCTAGACAGGACCCCATCAACAGCCTCGCCGCTGCCATCAGCATTGTAGGACTTGAAGTAAAGGTTAGCTACAGCAGTAGTGCTGCGAAGGTGGAAATTAGCCGTCTGTCCGGCGATGTTGCTCGCACCGACATACACATCAGGCACCTGAGAAGAGATATAGGTGTCCGCAATATGCATCCGCGACACGCCATCAGTCAGGAAATTGAGAAGGCCAGTCGTGTCAAAGTTAAGACCCCCATAGGGAGTGATGCTAGATTGCCACGCTGCGCCGTTGATATAGATACCGCCATAGTAACTTGACGCGTCGCCCTGCAAGGTCAATGTCGGGTTAGTTGTAGACAGAGTCAAGTGGCCGGAAACTGTGCCCCCGGATTTGTCAAACTTAGAATTCAACGCAGTATTCAAATCAGTCTGAGCCGAAAGCGTACCAGTGATCGCACCCCACACCGCTGCTCCTCCCGCAGCGCCGAGTTGAACATAAGTAGAACCAGACCAACGATACTGATAGTTGTTGTCCAGGGTAACATAGATTTTACCTGCTTCACCAGTCACAGGAAGAGCAGCGTAATTCGCTACTTCAATGACATCATCAACATAGCTCGGTAGATAAGCTGACGCGACCTTTCCAGTACCGTCCAGCGGAGCAACGCCATCAATCGCACCCTTCTGAGTTAGAGGAACGTAATTAGCAAGATCGCTGAGAAGACTTACAGGTGAGCCATTGACAGTCAACGTACCAGCGACATTCGCTCCGGTATCAGTAAGCAGAAGTCGTTCCGTCCCCCCACGACGGAAGCTCACGTTATGGTTACTAGAGGTTCCCAAAGCTAGAGTAGAAAGATCCGGTGTGATAGCCCATGATATCGGAGCCTGTTCACCCCAGATGAGAGGGGCAGACCAAGCCGCACTAGTAGAACCAAAACGAATCGCTTTGTTAGTAGAGATATACAGTTTGTAGTTTGGATCAAGAGTACCTGAGATGGCCATCCGATCGGCATAAATATCATTGGCTGAGATAAACGGGGTTTCAAAGCCATCAGCGCTGAACATACCATACAGAGTACTTGCATCAGCACTCTGAATTACTGTGTAATCAGCGTTGATAGTCTGGTCACCAGTGAAGAGATTACCGCCCTCCAGATTTGCCTTAGCATTCAAAGCAGCAGTAAGATCCGCTTGATCGGATAGTGTACCTGTGACCGCTCCCCAAGCGACTGTACCCGCTGGAACTGTAGGAGCTTTCCAAGTCCCATCAGCACTTAAGAAATGGGACGCATTCCCACCGCTAGCAGGAGCGAAGCCAGCTACAGAACTAGTAAAGTTCGGGTGAGTGTGACCGACTAGGCTGACAGCGACTCCACCCTGTGATAATGTACCAGCGACAAGATTAAATCCACTAGAAGCCAGAGTAGCGAACGTAGTGCTATTAGCACGATTAGTAAAAGTCAATGTATCGCTACGAATGAACCCGAATGCCCCGACACCTCCCTGTAGACGCATTCCATCATTCGTGCTAGCTGTACCACGAAGATCAATAACACTCGTTCCAGAAGTAGGATTAAGAGTGACAGCCGGATTAGCCGAAGAGATGGAGACATTACCAGTTAGCGTTCCACCGGTCGTGAGATAATAAGCATTAAGATCTGTGGTATCAGCCTTTAAATCAAGTGCTGGTTGAAGATCAGTAACATCATCAATTACATGCGTGTGAGTTGATGCAGCATAGTCTCCGGCTGGCTGATAAGATCCAGCAGGTTGCTTAGAATCCAATGCAGTTTGAAGGCCAGTGATATTTGAAATGCTATGAGTATGAACCAAAGGCGCATACGAACCGACCGGCTGCTTTCCATCTAGTTGAGTCTGTAGATTAGTAACATCCGCAATCACATGAGTATGAGTCAGAGGTGCATAACTTCCCGCTGCTTGCTTCCCATCCAAAGCAGTCTGGAGTCCTGTGACATCTGCAATCACGTGAGTGTGGACTAGTGATGCTTTACCAGCAAGAGCGGTAGATATCAATTCAATCTTGTCATAAACCGCATTCTTTGCTGGGACATCAAGGCTACCATCCCAACTCGCACCATAGGCTTCGTCATTGACAAGTAAAGTCTTGCCCGGTTGCATTTGCATTCCGGCCGGACTGATGATTGAAATAATCTCGTTGTTCGCCCGAAACTGAACGGTCGAATAACCGTTCACCTGCAAGCCTGTTCCGAGATAGCTGGTGATGGTGCCGACAAGATAATCGACACTGGAATAAGTGTTGCGGAAATTAAGGTTAGTAGTGAAGCCATCGCCCCATAGATTAATGGCTGGGTCAGACGTACGAACAGTCTGGTCGCCTGTGAAGGTATTACCTCCAGCGAGATTAGCTTTGGAATTCAGTCCGCTTTGGAGACCGGTCACATCTGCAATTATGTGAGTATGAACCAGAGGAGCATAACTCCCCGCAGCCTGCTTCCCGTCAAGTGCAGTCTGGAGACCGGTCACATCTGCGATCACATGAGTATGACCGACGAGTGAGACATTTACCCCAGCGACTGAAAGATTGCCAGTGACCACATTCAAACCAGCCGCACCCAGAGTCATATACTGTGTGCTATTCGCCCTGTTGGAGAACGTGGTACTATCTGATCGGAAGAAGACTCCTGATGCCGCAGAAGCCACAAGATTCAATCCATCATTACCACCATTGGTCGCACGAAGATTGAAGAAAGCATTCCCTGAAGTCGGATTAATAATGATATTCGGCAGAGCTTTACTGATGGTGAGGTCACCAGTCAAAGTTCCGCCAGTGAGATCTAGCTTGGCATTCAAGGCATTAACAAGATCCGCTTGATCGGTAAGAGTACCAGTGATAGAACCCCAGATAGCATCGCCGCCGCCGCCAGTTCCACCTGGAGGGACAGCCCAGTTTCCATCAGCACGAAGGAATGCAGTAGTTCCGCCACCACTGGGAGGAGTAAGACCTTTGACTGTGTTGTTAAAGAGTGCATCACTCGCTGGAGTATAAGCTAGCGCAGTAATCACATCTCCACTGAGAAGAGATACGGCACCTATACGAGAATTAAAGCTAGTGACTCCTGCTACTGACGGAGCCGGAAGCTGTTCCGTTGGTACCTTTCCATCTGGACCAAGAGAAGCAACTCCATATGGTTGACCTAGCTGGCTATCATCCAGCTTTGCAATGAGAGCATCTACCAGACCTTCCACATCGTCCGCGACATGAGAGTGAGTTACACTAGCCTTGCCATCCAATTCAAGCTGAGTCGCAATTGAAACAGGCTTATTAAGATCACTCGTATTATCTACATTGATTAAACCAATATCCGCCTTGGTATATGACAAAGTGGTCTTCGCTGCTGCCATATTAGCCGACCCGAGAAGAGCCAAGCCAAATGTCCCAGCCTGACTATCGTCCAGCTTTGAATCCAACGAAGTTTGTAAATTCGTTACATCGGCAATCACATGAGTATGAACCAGAGGCGCATAGGATCCTGCGGGTTGCTTACTATCAAGCGCAGCCTGAAGTCCAGTAATTTCTGTGATGGGGTGAACGTGCCCGACTAGCGAATAATTTCCAACAGGCTGTTTTCCATCAAGGGTAGTCTGCAGATTAGTGATGTCACTAATTGGGTGGACGTGAACTAATGGAGCCTTATTGTTAAGTATATCATCTAAGCCAGACACATCTGAAATAACATGAGTGTGAACTAGCGGAGCATAAGAACCTAGTGGCTGCTTACCATCTAGAGCAATTTGAAGTCCTGTGGTATCAGCGATAACGTGAGTGTGAACCAGCGGAGCTTTATTATCAAGCTCATCCTCAAGACCATTCACATCTGCAAGAGCATGAGTATGAACTAGTGGGGCATAAGATCCTGCGGGTTGATACCCACCCATATCCGCGCGAATGTCTGCGAGCTGATCCTCAAGACCAATGACGTCAGACATATTATGGGTGTGAACAAGTAAAGCCTTACCGTCCAACGCAGCTTGAAGTCCTGTAGTATCGGCAATAACGTGAGTGTGAACTAGCGGAGCCTTACCGTCTAGTTCTGTCTGCAAGCCTACGACTTGACTTATTCCATGGGTGTGAGAAACTGGAGCCTTTGCATCAAGAGAAGTCTGTAACCCTACAGTATCAGCAATAACATGAGTGTGAACAAGCGGGGCTTTAAGATCCAGCGCCGCCTGAGTATCAACACTAATTGGTTTCGCAGAATCAGAAGTATTATCAGCATTCCCTAAGCCAACGTCATCCTTGGAAATGACAACTGCACCAATCTTACCATTAACACTAGAAACAGTTTCCGCGTTATCAATCTTGTCCCAAGTCGCACCGTTACTAACAATCCAATCACCAACTTGCCAATCGGTGATACCATCTATATCGGTAGAGCCAGCGACACTGACTTTATAATACCAGCCTTTATTCTCTGGCTCGGCATCTGGGATTGGCGGAGTATTGGTAGAAGCATCCCATACCGTTTGATAAACAAGTGCTCCGAGAATAGCTTGTTCTACAGAAAGGAATTTAGTATAAAGAGCAGCTTTAGTCGGTAGGGTATTCACACCATCCCAAGTCGGTCCGAAAATTTCATACGGGACTGCTGCCTGATCTTGAAACTGCTGGATACCTGTGAAGACATTGCCTCCAGCGAGGTTAGCTTTGAGGTTTAATCCTGCACTGAGATCAGTAGCATCTGCTTTCCCTGCGAGAGCAGTTTGCACATCAGTGATGTTAGCTTTATCAGCTAGCTGATCATCAACATAGATCTGATCTGCTTTGAGTACTAGCTCATTATCTACATAAGTTTGATCTGCCTTAGCTGAAAGTCCAACGTCAACATAAGTGATATCGGCTTTAAGAGCAAGGTCTGCCTCATCAGCCTTGAGATCCAACGCAGCCTGAACCTGAGCAGCATCTGCCTTGAGTGCGAGATCAGGAACTAGCCAGACTGTGCCGCCATCCGATACGACGACATCACCCTTGTCACCATCAGGGATATGACTCCCAGCTTCAATCGCTTGGAGTTTATCATAGAGAGCACCCTTGGTCGGTATCTGAGTAGAATCGTCCCAGCTCGGGCCATAAGGTTCATCAGGAACAGTGACAGGACCGAGGAAGTCATCTCCGGTGATATTGGCTTTATCGTCAAGATCATCTACATCTGCTTTTAGTGCGAGAGCAGCATTAACATCACTCGTATTGGCTTTACCAGCCAACTCGGCATTAACAGTCGCTTCATCAGCCTTGAGATCCAAAGCCGCATTGACGTCTGCTGTCTCAGCTTTTGTCGCTAGTTCAGATTCAACATACGATATATCTGCCTTGAGCACTAACTTTGAATCGACATAAGCCGTGTTAGCTTTCTGGGCTAGCTGCTCGTTCGTATAAATAAGATCAGCTTTCTTAGTCAGCTCAGTATCAACATAGATAGTGTCGGCTTTGAGAGCAAGAGCTGCATTAACATCGCCAGTAGCAGCATAATCGGCAAGATCATCTAGGTCAGCTTTTGTTGCTAATTCCGCATCAACATAGGAGACATCTGCCTTAGATGCCAAACTAGCATCAACATAAGCAAGATCAGCCTTTTCATCTAGAGCTGCTAGATCGGCCTTTCCGGCGAGTTCGGTATCTACATAAGTGGTGTCAGCTTTCTCAGCTAGCTCTGAATCAACATAGATGATGTCAGCTTTCTCAGCTAGTTCAGTATCTACATAAGTAATGTCTGCCTTAAGTGTCAAGTCCGCAGTAGAAGCTTTCTCAGCTAGCTCTGAGTCAACATATGTGATATCCGCTTTCTCAGCTAGCTCCGAGTCAACATATGTGATATCAGCTTTTCCGGCGAGTTCAGTATCTACATAAGTGGTGTCAGCTTTCTCAGCTAGCTCCGAGTCAACATAAGCAAGATCAGCCTTTTCAGCTAATTGCGTCGCCACATATGATTTATCAGCTTTAGCATCTAGATCCTCGACATTGGCTTTTGTATCTAGCTCAGGAACCTCCCAGACTTCTCCATTTCCGGAAACAACAACATCACCCTTATCACCATCAGTGATACCGACAATACCACCAACACCAGATTCAATGGTTTCAATCTTGTCGTAAAGAGCATTCTTAGTCGGGACGTCAAAATTCTCATTCCAAGCAGGGCCATAGGCTTCATCGGGAACGTAAATATCACCAGTGAATTGACCACCGGTCTTCGGCATATAATTATCAAGATCTGCTGCATCAGCCTTAGCGTCTAAATCTTCCTGATCAGCCTTCGTCGCCAAACCAGCATCAACATAAGCAATATCAGCTTTAGAAGCTAAACTAGCATCAACATAGGTGAGGTCGGCTTTTTCGGCTAGTTCAGAATCTACATAATTCTTATCAGCCTTAACCGCTAGACTTGCATCAACATAGGTGATATCTGCTTTTTCAGCTAGATCTGCTTCTACCTGAGCTTCATCAGCCTTCGTGGCAAGACCGATATCTACATACGAGATACTCGCTTTAGTCGCTAATGCCGAAACAGTATCATCATAATCAGCTTTCGTAGCGAGACCTGCATCAACATAAGTGGTGTCAGCCTTATTGTCCAGCTCAGGGACTTCCCAGACTTCACCTTCGCCACTTACGACAACGTCGCCTTTATCACCATCGGTGACACCAGTTCCTTGCCCAGTTCCAAGGGTTTCAATCTTATCATAGAGAGCATTCTTAGTTGGGACGTCGGTGTTTCCATCCCACGTTGGACCGTAGGGATCATCAGGGACAGCGATATCGCCAGTGAATTCCCCTCCAGTAAGGGGCATCGCCGGTTCAGCAATACGAATAATCGCTAGGAGAGTGTCGCGATTATTGACAAATGAATTACTTCCTTCCAGCCACTCTACCGGAATCTCGGAATAAGTTCCCTTATTTTCTACTGAATCAATGACATTATAACGATGGTTGATAGAGCTGTCAGCCTGATCCTGTAAAAGAATATCACTGCCAACTTTAATTGAGGCTAGCATCAATGCCGGATCAAAATTATTGTTAGTCAGGTGATAGACCCAAATCTTAGTGGCGTCACTCGCATTTGTGACATCAAGACGAATTTGCTTAGAATTCGGAGGCTCCTCCGTATTAGTGCTAAAGTCAAAATCAAAAGTATCAACAGAAGACCCACCGAGTTTCAACGATTCAAGTTGATCATAAACGGCGTTCTTGGTTGGGACCTGAGTTGAATCATTCCAAGATGAGCCGTAGGGTTCATCCGGAACAGTGACTGGGCCAGTGAAGTCATCCCCAACGAGATTAGCCTTGAGAGCCAGCTCATCATCAACGTAGACTTGATCAGCTTTGAGAGCGATAGCAGCATCCTGCTCAGCATTCTCAGCATCAACATAGGTGATATCGGCTTTGAGTGCGAGCGCTGCATTAGCGTCGTCAGTATCTACCTTCGTGGCTAGGCCAGCATCAACGTAGGTGATGTCTGCCTTTTCCGAGAGCTCTGAATCGACATATGTCTTGTCGGCCTTGACCGCTAGACTTGCATCAACATAGGTGATGTCTGCTTTTTCCGCGAGCTCTGAATCGACATATGTCTTGTCGGCCTTAAAATCTAATTCAGGAACCTCCCAATTCTCCTCAGGAGAACCAGCGTTGGTGACAATGACATCACCCTTATCCCCGTTCGTGACTCCGCCGCCTAAGCTTCCTCTTATGATGACGACTTCAGAAACAGGGTAGTTCTTAATAACTACCTCAGTAAGAGGAACTGTGGTGAAGACGCAAGAGACCGGCTCCGTACGAATAAACGTAACCTCGGAGATCACTTCTGTAGTATGGCTAGTAGTGAGTTTCTCCGAGCGAATAATCGTAACTTCGCTTTGCTTGCGAAGAACTAGTACTTCGCTCATTCACCTCTCCGAATTGTCCCACTCCAAAGAGGGATAGGGACGTCAGGATCTGTAAGATCCAGGAGTTGAAACGGATGACCTTTAGTGGAAAGTATGTCGGCATTCGCTTCAGTGATAACCAAAAGACGACCGAAAACATCATTAGGATTTGGCCCCGGAACTATTTCAAAGCGACCAGCGACATAGAAGTTAAGCGGCAGCGATGAGATATCTATTTGTTCAGAGGGTTCATCAGTAGACATTTCCTTAATGGGGATTGTCGCCCCGCCTTCAGCGGGAACAGTGATGTTGCCAGCATCATCCACAGGGCCGGGGATGGTGGGCATTCCGTCTAGCTCCTTCTTGAGAAAACGTCCGCCGCAGCGCGGAACTGCGACGGACGTCAAGCTCCGCAGGCTGGCGGAAAACTTACCTTTTGTCGTCGTCCTTCTTGTCACCACCGATTCCACTGGAAGCAGGAGTGCGCTGAGCCGGCATCTGGGTCGGCTTGCCGCCACGGTCGTCACCGCGAGCACGAGCAGCCGCGCCCTTGTGCTCAACCTTATCGCCCTCTTCGGCCGGAGGCATATTCGCGGCACCGGAAGCATCCTGCATCGCCGTGTAGCCGACCGCTGGAACGGCACTCGGCTCGCGATTGGCATCGGGACTGTCACCAGCTTCCTTGACCTCGGCAGCGGCATCTTCATCGGCAGCCGCT